TCTAAATTGAGCTTGTCATTGAACAAGACTTATGCAGAATCCCTCTGCGTAGACCTAGAACGTCATTCATAAGGAGAAAACAATGGGACGTCCAATTCAAAAGAAATATTTTGCTAACACAAACTACGAAGTGTTTGGTTCAGCTAACGTTGGCGGCGAAAGCGTAGCTAGCGTTACAGTAGTTGCAGGCGATAGCGCAAATTACGATGATGCTGATACTGTAGCATTTTCAGCACCGCAAATTACTGGTGGTGTAACTGCTACCGGTACGTTAGTACTTACTGACGGATCAGTTACTGGTGTTACTGTTACTAATGGTGGCAGCGGTTATACAAGTGCTCCGACTCTTACTATTACAACATCAACCGGCACTCAAACAACATTAACACTAACCGCAGTATTAACAAGCGGAGCATCTGCACGTCAAAATGGTATTAAGTGTGAAGCTCAAGTTGGTGCTGGTAGCGAAGTTACAACTGGTGATGTTATCAAGCAAACAGGTTCTAAGCGTTATAAAGTTCAAACTAGTGACGGTACTGCAATCTGCAAGTTAGTTACAACTGCTGACCTAGGTGCTAATGAAATGTCAATTACTGCAACTGATAGCGACGGCGGCACATATTATGTTCGTAAATTAACAGCACGTAAAGTAGTTTTAGTTGCTGGTACAGGCACACAATTTGCAACAGGTGCATCAGCAAAGTGGACATTTGGTTCTGCTGTAGCTAATACAACTGTAAGCATTGCTAACCAATAATATATCAACGGGGGCTTCGGTCCCCTGTTAAGGATTACGAATGTCAAAGATACTAAAAGTAAGTGAAAACAACTATCGACTACAGGTTCAACCTGGTGGTATTATTACGCTTGACACCGGGACAAGTCCGGGTAAAGTTGTAATTACGGGTGACCTAGAAGTCCGGGGTGACACTACTTACATTAACGTTTCTGACATGCAAGTAGAAGATAACATTATTCTACTAAACAAAGGACAAACTGGCAACGGTATTAGTTCATCTTTAGGATATCAATCTGGTATTGAGATCGAAAGAGGAGACTATTCTAATGCAAAAATGGTTTTTGATGAGACTGTAACTCATTATAATCAAATTACAGAATTAAGTGATCCAGGTACATTTGTATTTCGATTTGCTGATAATACATTAGCAGGTATCCAAGTATCTGGCGTAGCAGCTGGTTCCGGGTCAGACCTAAACCTTGACATGCAAGGTGAACCTGTTGTTGCTAAAATTGTTAATGCAGATCCTTCAAGTTACTCACTACGTGTAACTGCTGGGTCTGGCAATGCTATTCCTAACAAGCAATTTATATACGACTACATTACATCTAGTGTTGTAGTATCTGGTCAGGCAGACGTTGACAGAATTTATAAAGGGCACGGTCTTCCGGTAACAATCGATACGGAAATTTTAGCAACAACTTCTAGTTTAATTTTTTACGTTGGCGGGGTTACAGGATCTAATCAACGAGCAATTATTACTAGCAGCGGTTTGAGTGTTGATGATATTAATTTTTACAACCATACTATCACAAATACTGGAGTATCTAATTTAATCATTACATCAGCTTCGTCAAATGAAGTTGAAATTGACTCAGTGCTCGATCTAACAGATCAAACAGCACCTGTTGCAGTAACACCAAACAAAACAAAAATCTATTCGCAAGCAACTGCTGGCCCAGGAAAAACAGGGCTGTTCTTTAAAAATACAACTACAGCAGATGAACTAGTAGCAAAGAATAGGGCACTATTATTCAGTATGTTATTTTAAGGATCAAACATGGCAATTTACAATACACAAATTACAGCAACGGTAGAAGCTAGTGCAGACACACTAGCATCTGGGTCGGGCAATCGTGCAATCACAACTGTCATTGTTTGCAATACAGGTGCAACAGATCTTACATTATCTCTTTATGCAGTAGCCGGCGGTGGCACAGCATCAGTTGGAAATATGATTGTAAAACAATTAACAGTTCCAGCAGGTGACACTGTAAGTTTTGATCAAGAGAAAATGGTATTAAGCACAAGTGACGAATTAAAAGCTGTATGTTCAGCATCAGGATTAACAGCAACAGTAAGTACATTGGCGGTATAATAATGAGATTTTTAAAGACATTAACTTTAAATCGCAGGGCTATTTACGATAGTCGTGTTGCATTGAATACTGACAATACGTTCACAGTTGCAGACAGCAATGCAATGGTGTTGCCTAAAAGCAGTGGATCATTATCAGCAGTTCAGACTGATGGCATGATTAGATACAATACATCTACTGATGAAGTAGAAGTCTACTCTGGTGTAACAGCAACATGGAGAACGTTGCGTTATAAAGAATCAACAAAGATTATTCAACAATCTGCAGGTCCGATTGACGGCTATAGTTACTATTATGGCCCGTTAAATGCTGCATATAACCCTTCTAATGTATCTAGTGAAAATGACAACTTCAACGGACAAAATATTTTTGTATTCATTGAAAACGTTTTTCAAATTTATAACACAAACTACGTTATTACACAAAACCCAAGCGCAGGCGTAAGTACTGATGCTGCTTCTAATAACGGAGCAACAACGTTGTCATTTGCAGATACTTCAACTATTCCGAGCGGATCTATTGTTACCGGCAGTCCTTATCTGCAATCGGGAACTGTAGCTACAGTGGTTGACGGTACTACAGTATCATTAAGTCTCCCAGTATCGGGCGGAAACATTCTTGCTGGTACTCCAATAACATTTAATGCTACTGGATACTATTTGAATTTTACTTCTGATCCTAACTATGCAAGTATGATAGGAAAGCCTATTACTGTACTACACGGGTTTGATCGATAATTAGGAGCGCATAATGGGCGTAGAACTAGGCAGAATAAGTGGCCCGTTACTTGCTAATAATTTACTTCGCCACGGAGCGGATTTAGCATTTGAAACTGACTTACTTTACTTAGATGTAAACTCTGGTAAAGTAGGTATTAAGACCAGTACACCTTCTAAAGAATTAGAAGTTAACGGTACAACAACTACTACAAATTTAATTGCTGATACAAAAGCTAACATCGCAGATTTAGTTTTTGTATCAAATAAAATACAGAACTTAACTGGTTCTATTACCATTACTCCGGATCAATTATCTGATCCTACAGTATCAACTAAGCATTTACAAACTAATAAGTTAGACTTTTTTAATCGAACAGTCTCGACAATTAATGCTAACGATAACATTGAATTGTCGCCTAATGGAACTGGGCAAACAGTTTTTAACACATCAAAAGTTAACGTTACTGGTAATTTACATGCAACTGGTAATGTAACCTTTGACGGCAATATTATTATTGGTAGTGACAACACTGACTATATTAATTTTAGCTCAGACTTTGCTAGTGATTTAATACCAAATGTTAACAATACTTTTGATTTAGGTACAAATTTAAAGCAATGGAAAACTTTATATTCTGAGCAGGTATTTGCTAATACTATTACAACACCTAGTGTTACTGTAAATGATATCAACCTACTGTTTAGAACTAATAACATTTATTATGTAAGTGTTAACGGTAAAGATACAAACTACGGTGATCACGTACATTCAACATTTAAGACATTAAAGCACGCATTGTCTGTTGCAAGCACCGGTGACACTGTTTACATATTTCCAGGAACATATGAAGAAGAATTTCCATTAACAGTTCCTCAAGGTGTTACAGTTACAGGCAACGGAATTAGAGCAGTTACTATCCTTCCTACAGCATTAACAAATGATAAAGATGCGTTTTTATTAAATGGTGAAACAACTGTTGAAAATCTAACAGTAAAAAACTTTTACTATGACTCAGTAAACAATACTGGCTACGCATTTAGATTTGCTAATGGGTGTAAAGTTACTACAAGAAGTCCCTACATTAGGAATGTAACAGTAATTACTAGCAATGATGTATTGGATGCAGGCCGAGGTGCATTAGTTGATGGTAGTGTTTCTGACCCAGCTAGTTACGAAGCAGCAATGCTTTTCCATGCTGTTACATTTATTCTTCCAAATGCCGATGGCATTACTGCTACAAACGGTTCTAGGGTAGAATGGTTAAACAGTTTTACTTACTTCTGCTACAGAGGAATTCATTTAACTAATGGGACACTAGGATTTGCTAGTTTAGGTGTTAAGTTTGGTGCAGAAATGCGCTCAATTAACAGTGCTAACGTCTACGGTATATACGGAGCAGTAGCAGACGGTGACCAGACGTTAGGATACTTAATTGGTCATAATTTTGGCTATGTAGGTTCTGGCACAAATTCCGAAAATGATGATAGGCTATCTATACATGCCAATGAAATTGTAAAACTTAATAACGGTGAAATCTATTTCGATAGCATGGACCATAAAGGTAACTATCGCGTAGGTGATGTATTCTTTGTTGAACAGTCTACTGGTAATGTATTTTTTAACGCACAGTCTATTAATTTTAGCGCAACTGGAAGCATTACGTTATCAGGACCTGGACAACTTACAATTGTTGATGCAACTAAAATTCAAACAGGTAACATCAAGATTCACGATAACACTGTTGAATCATTGATCGGTCCTGCAAACTTGTCAGCAGCATCTGGCAGTACTTACTTAAACACAACTGTTAATGTTACAGGTTCTACAACTGTAACAGGTGATGCTGTTATTAAGGGAAACGTATTTTTAGGCGACACACAGTTTGATATTGTGACAATGGTCCCCCAGTTGACACAAGATATTAAACCTGGTGCTAATAACACTTACAACTTAGGTGTTAAGTCTCCTACAGCATATGTGTGGAATACTTTGTACAATACTTCGTTAGATATAGACGGTATTGTAACAATAACAAACAACACTATTACAACTAATCAAAACAATAATAATTTGATTTTTAGTGCAGCAGGTACAGGCCAAGTTATTTCTACATCAAACGTTAAGATTAGTAACGACTTAGCTGTTAACTCTGACTTTACAGCTACTGGATTAACTAGTTTAAGAGATATCAGTCTCGGCGGAAATGTGTTACTAACAGGGAATATTGATCAAACAGGTAGCACTTATATTCAAGGTCTGTTTTCTAATAATAATATTATTATTACAGGCACTGGATCTTATTTCTCAGTACCAGATATAACTATTCAAGATAACGAAATAAGAACAACAGCAACAGATTCTAATATTGTATTTTCTGGAAACGGAACTGGTGGTGTTGTTCTTGATAATAGATTAAAAATTGTAGACAGCACAATTAGTAACGTTTGGCAAAGTGCAACAACTGACTTACAAAAAAGTATTGTGTTTAAGCCTACAGGAGTTGGCAACACTGTTGTATATTCTAACAAATATATCCAAGTGCCAATAGGAAACAGCACTAATAGAGTGTTGTCAGCAGCGGGTGAGATTAGACAAAATAGCACAACTGGGCAGTACGAAGGTTATCAATCGTACGGCAACGAAGCATTTAGGAACGTGTATAGTTCTGACAGAAAGACATATATTACACCTGAACTAACAGTTGGGTCAAACGATAACGTTTTAAGATTTGTAGTTAACGATGTTGTAAAATCAACAATTGACTCTACAAAACTGTTTAACGCAACTCTTCGTGTTGGTGATTTTGATATTTCTAACAATACTATACACAACAGAATTATCAATGCCGATACTGAAATTCAGCCAACTGGCACTGGGTATCTTAACGTTAATAACATTTTGTTAAAAGACAACTCGATTACAAATACGCTTGATTCTGCACTTGTTCTTCAAAGTACAGGAAACGGCTGGTTCAAGTTTGGGGGCACAGGAGCAGTAGTATTACCGTATGGTAATAACAGCCAACGTCGCCTAACTCCGGAAGAAGGAGAAACCCGATATAACACAGAAATTGGATATATGGAAGTGTTTAACGGAGTTGCTTGGATTCCAGCGGTTGGTACATCTGGCGCAGCACCTCTAGACGAAGTCCTTGATATAATGGACGAATGGGCCCTCATCCTGGGCTAAAAATCCAAAAGCGATAAATACTTTTACTGAGGAACTTAGACCTAAGTTCCCGATATTAAACTGTGGTAAACCAGCAAAGAGCCTTCGGGATGCGAGAGTTTGGTCGCGCTTACTTTCAAAATTGGTTAACCGTGCAACACGGGGTATAAGGAGAGCTAATGGCTGTTGGTCGAATTACGGGCCCGCTCTTAAAGGCAAACCTCTTACGACAAGGGGCAAACTTAGCCTTCGAGACGGACTTACTCTATTTGGACGTTGTTAACGGCCGTATTGGTGTTAAGACAGCGGCTCCTTCTACTGAATTACAAATCAACGGGACTACCCGTACAACAAATCTAGAAGTTACTACACAAGCAGATATTGCTAGCTTTACAGTTAGCGGTAGCACAATTTCTAGTACAAATTCTACAATTAGTTTAGAGCCTAGTGGCACTAACGGAGTATTGTATCAAGGTAAGCTAGTTGTTAACAACAACATGCAAATTACTGAAGATACAATCAGTACTACTGCGGCTAATACTAATTTAACAATTGCAACATCTGGCACTGGCCAAGTTAACATCAATAGCAATGTTCTTGTTAACGGTGACTTGCACGCAACCGGAACTATTACTGCTGACGGTAATATTCAAATTGGTGATGATAATACTGACAATATTGTTTTTAATGCAGATATTAACAGTAATATTGTACCGGATATAACAAACACATACGACTTAGGTAGCGATCCGTTAACTGGCGGAAAATCGTGGAAAACATCCTACATTCAGGACATTGTTGCTACCACTATTACATCTAATAGTTTAATTGTTGATAACATTGAGTTAGCTTTACCGCAAGGAAATATCTATTATGTTGCAACAAATGGTAACAATGCTAACGCAGGTGTCCATGAAAATAACCCATTAGCAACAGTTAAACATGCGCTAAGTTTAGCAACAGCCGGATCAACTGTTTACATTTATCCTGGAATTTACGAGGAAGAGTTCCCCTTAACTGTACCACAAGGCGTTACTGTTCGAGGCGCTGGCATTAGAGCAGTTACTATTAAACCAACTACTGCTACACGATATAACGATGCGTTCTTAGTAACCGGCGAAACAACAGTTGAAGATTTAGCAATTACTGATTTCTTTAGCGGCGGAAATTATTTTTCAGTAGTAACAGCAAGTGCCGGATCTACAACTATCAATGTTGGAACAGCCCCATTTGCACATGCATATGTGAGTGGTGGCACAATTAATATTAGCGGCACCAACTATGCTATTACAAATGCAACATACGATCATACGACAGGTGCAGTAGTTTTAACACATGCCGGACCTGACGCAACTGGCTTAACAATATTTTTATCAAACTTAACGTTTAGCTGTAACGGCGGAACACGAGTATTCCCCGATAACGGATATGCATTCCGTTTTGCAACAGACTTTGTTGTAACAACACGTAGTCCTTATATTCGAAATATTACAGTAATTACAAGAGGCAGCACAACTAGCGTTTCGGATCCATACGGTTTTGATGCAGGCGACGCTGGTAAAGGAGCGTATATCGACGGAGCATATGCTAACTCTACTTCTAGAGAAGCATCAATGCTTTTCCACTCTTCGACATTTATTACTCCTAATAGAACTGCTATTAGCGCAACTAACGGTGCAAGAATTGAGTGGTTAAACTCGTTTACCTATTTTGCAGATAAAGGTCTTTACTTATATACTAGCAATGATGGTTTTGCAGGTGCAGGTCTTACTCGATTAAGAATTGACAATCGTTCAGGAACTTGGGCTGTTGGAAATACTGTTTCTTACTATGATACTGATGGGACTACAGTCCTTGCATCTGGTACCATTGAAAGTATTGATGGTGATTATTTTAACTTAACTGGCAAGCGTGATGGATTTGAAACAATTACTGACCGTGTAGGAAAAACAGCAACAGTCAATGGCGATGCAAAATTATCAACAGCCCAATATAAATTCGGTGTTTCTAGTTTAGCATTAGACGGTTCTAGTGATTATATTACATACACAAGCAGTACAGATTTTGAATTTGGAACAGGTGATTTTTGTATTGAAGCATTTTTATACCCTACAGCAACCAGCACTTATAGAACAATTTTTGATTTACGATCATCAACAGGTGACACTGGCGGTATTATATTAGGCTTATCAGACATAAATGCATTGTACTTTTTCTTCAATGGAAACTATCGCATTGGCCCTGTAGGATCTGTACCAATTAATGCATGGACACACATTTCGTTAGCAAGAAGTGCAGGTGTAACTAGAGCATTTGTTAACGGGGTTCAAGTTGGTTCTAATTATGCTGACAGCAATAGTTATGCAGCAAGACCTATAAGAATTGGTGCAGACCCTAACGGAAATTTTGCATTTACTGGGTACTTCGATGACGTAAGAATCACTAAAGGTGTTGCTAGATATACATCAAACTTTACTGTATCTACCGTTCCGTTAACTGGTGACTTATCAACTGTATTGTTATTGCACTTCAATGGCGTAAACAATTCTACAACTATTCTTGACGACGGTATAACTTATCAAGATTTAAGAACAAGTGCTGGCGGAACAGCAAGTGTTATTAATTTTGCAGACTATTCAGACTTTGGCGCAGAAATGCGTGCAATTGGTTCAGCTAACGTTTATGGTAATTACGGTGCATACGGCGACGGTGTTGGCGTTATTGCATACCTAGTAAGTCAGAACTTTGCATACGTAGGCAGTGGTAAACTTTCAACTAACGATCCTAATGATAGGATTTCGGCTAACGAGGTTGTTGAGCTAAACGGCGCACACATTTATAGAACTAGCGTTGACAATGAAGGTAATTTTAAAGTAGGTAACTATTTTTCTGTCAATCAGAAAACAGGCGACGTTGAGTTTAATAGTCAGAATTTAAGTATTACTACTCCTGCAGGCGTAACATTTACTGACGGTGTAAACACTACTACAATTACTCCTACAGAAATAACAACTGGAAACATTGTTATCCATGATAACAATATTGACAGCGTTGTTGGTGATATTAATGTAACAGCAGCAAGCGGTGTTATTAATTTACAAAACAATACATACGTCACCGGCACGTTAAACGTAACTGGTGATGTTAACATCGGTGGTAACATTCAAATTGGTGACCAGTCATCTGATACTGTTACATTTGTTGCTAAAATTAATAGTAACTTAATTCCGGCAGCTACTGCAACTTACAATTTAGGTACTGATCTTTTACGTTGGAACACAGTTTTTGTTAGTAGAGCAGAGATTGATAGTTTAGTTATCGATGCAAATACAATTCAAACAACTGCAAACAACGATAATTTAACATTAACAGCAAACGGCACTGGTGAAATTTTCATCCCGTCAAACAATGTAGTCATTGATCAAAATTTAACAGTTGATCAGAATTTCTCAGTATTATACGGCACTTCATATCTAACAGATATGTCGATTAACGGCACTATCACCCAAACAGGTGACATTAATCAAACTGGTGATTTTGTAACTAGCGGTAATACTGAAGTAACTGGCAATATAACTGGATCTGGGTACTTACAGCTACCTCAAATTACTATCACTGGTAATCAGATTTACACAACTGTTACTAATACTGATTTAAAATTAACAGCAAATGGCACAGGTAATGTTATTACCGAAAGTATTATGTTTGCTGATAACACTATTAACAGCGTTAATCCTAACTCAAGCATTTACTTAACACCACAAGGAACCGGCGGTGTTGTAATTGATAGCAATCAAAGTCTACAAGTAGCAGTTGGTACTACAGCACAGCGACCTGATGTAGGATACGCCGCAAACGGACAAATTCGTTACAACACTGATTTATTAAGATACGAAGCATATAACAACGGCTATTGGGTACGTCTAAGCGGTCTTGAAGACGTTGATGGAAATACAAAAATACTCGCAGAGGCAACACCTGGCGCCAACGACAACACATTATACTTCTATGCCGACGGCAACTTAACAGCAACTATTGATAGTAGCCGTTTATTTGCACAGAGATTCCAGACTACAAACGTTGACATTTACAGTAATACAATTACACCTATTACTACTAATAGTGATTTAAATCTAACAACATCAGGTACTGGCGGAGTTAGATTAGGAAACTTAAAGGTGTTCAATAACACAATTACTAACGTAGTTAATAATGCCGTTACTGAGTTTTTAGAATCGGGAACAGGATACGTTAGAATTGCAGGACACAACGGTGTTGTTATTCCGTCAGGGGATACACAGACTCAACGACCACTAGTTCCAGAAATGGGCATGATGCGTTTTAATACAGACCTACAATTAGTTGAAGTGTATAACGGAGTTACTTGGGCTAGTGTTGCTGGTGCAAGCGGCGGTGTAACAACATCAGAGGCAAATGATTTAGGTATCACTGCTTCATTAATATTCGGATAAAATTATGGCATCATTTTTTAGAACAGCAATTATCAAAGATATAGGGACTACACCAGTAAACGTGTTGTCCCCAGCAGCGGCTAATAGATATACAATCATCGGACTTAACTTAGCAAATACTACAGACGATGTAGTTGTAGTTGATGTAACTATTACTAGCGCAACTGCGGTCACTGGTTACTACATTAAAGGACTAGTGATCGATCCATATACAAGTGCCAAACTTGTTACTAATGGTGAAAAGATAATCTTATCCGAGAACACAGTAATGACTATCGTAAGTGATACTAATGCAAGCATTGACATGGTTGCGAGCTATGCAGAAATAGTATAAGGAGAATTTAAATGGCTGAAAATTATCAATTTGGAAGAACTAAAACTGAACTACTAGGCGACACTCCTCAGTACTTTTATGCATTACGTAGAACAGACGATGGCGATCTATATTTTGCTAGAGTTAATAATTTAAGTAAATCTGATTCAGTTCAGATTAACAAAGACGGAACAGCAGACGGAAACTTTACCGAGTTTGAAGTAGGTGTAGATTTCTTCGAAGGAAGAGATGTAACACACGAGTTGGTACACGAAAATTTAAATTATGAACAAATGCGTTGGGATGATAGAAATCTATACTATTACATAGACGATGACGGGCAATTAGTAGTAAGAGTTAACTCAAAATATAACTATCCAAGCGGTATATAAATATTAAAAACATAACGTATAGAGAATATTATGGCAGAATTTAAACTTAATAAAATTAGATTTACTTGGAGAGGTGACTGGGTTACCGGGACTCGTTATATCAAAGATGACATTGTTCGTTACTACGGTAAGTCTTATGTATGCTTAGTTGGGCACGTTGCTAACACTGATTTTAACACTGATTTAGAACATGTAAACACTAATACAGTTCCGACAACTAATGATCCTTATTGGGAATTATGGTTTGACGGATACGAATGGCAAGGACCATGGACTGTAAATCACTTATATAATTTAGGTGACTACGTTCAGTACGGATCAATCATTTATATCTGTAATGAGTCGCATACTTCAGCAGCAACAACAGCATTAGGTTTAGAAGTAGATCAAAGCAAATGGACTAGATACGCAGTTACATATGATTGGGTAAAAGACTGGTCTGTTAACACACGATATGTTTTAAACGATATTGTTCGATACGGAGCAACTTTATACACTTGTACCATTGGTCACACTTCAGCTGCAACACTAACATTGGGATTAGAAGCAGATCAGAGCAAATGGTCTGCAATCACATATGCAAACGACTGGAAGACTGATTGGGAAACTAACACTAGATATAAGCTAGGAGATGTAGTTCGTTACGGCGGCATTATTTACAAGTGTCAAACTGGGCACACTAGTTCACCAACCACAACAATTGGTTTAGAATCAGACCTAGGTAAATGGGAAATTGTTCATAGCGGTATTGATTACAAGTTTGATTGGGCTGCACTTAACAGATACAAACTAAATGACATTGTAAAATATGGGTCAAATCTGTACATTTGTACAGCAGGTCATACTAGCATTGCTCAATTTGAAACAAACAAATGGTCTATTTGGGTCCCGGGCTTAGAATTTGCCGACGACTGGGATCCATTAGTTTCTTATATCAAAGGTGATGTAGTAGGGTATGGCGGATATGAATATGTTAGCAACATAACTAACAACTTAGGAAATACTCCGTCAACAGATACAATTAATTGGACACCGTTAGTTAAAAATTACAACGTGTTAGGCGAGTGGGATTCTGCTGTATTTTACAAAACAGGTGACTTAATTAGACGCAACGGCTATCTGTATGTTGCTATTGCCGATAGTATCAGCATTGAACCAACTGACACAGGTACATGGGAACTAGTAAACCCTGGTATACATTGGAGAGGTGGCTGGGCAGTTAACAATGTATATGTAATCGGTGATGTAGTTACATTTTACTCTTCATCATACATTTGCCTGCAAAAGCATACTGCAACAACTGCACCTTTAACTGATACAACAAACTGGACATTATATGTTCGTGGCGATCAATTTGAAACTTTGCAGTATCAAGGTGATATACAAAGTTTTGCTGGCGGAGAGTGGGCAGCAGTGCCTATTGGAACTGAAGGCAACTTATTAAAAGTAAGTGGGGCATTTTTACCAATTCCGTCTTGGGGAACGTGGGGTGCTATAGACAAAGTTTATTACGTAGCAACTACCGGAACTGATGATCCAACATTTGGTACAACATGGTCAACTCCGTGGAGAACTATCAAGTACGCTTGTGAAAGCGTGACTGGCCCAGCGACTATTTTTGTTAAAACAGGTACATATAGCGAAGACTTACCAATTAGAGTACCCGCAGGTGTTGCACTTGTTGGTGACGAACTAAGAGGTACCGTTGTCCAACCTTCTAGAATTATTAATCTAATCGCAACAGGATCTAGCTCTAGCACTAACACTATTACAGTTAATACTACTGTAGGTTTAGAAGCAAATGACGAAATTCAAATTGTAGTTCCAACATTGATTACATTTGCAACTGAAACTTCTGCTACTGGAAATAAAGTTACATTAAACAATACCATTGGCGCATATGTCGGAATGCCTATTAAGTTTAGTGGAACAAACTTTGGAAATATTAATACTAATACAACCTATTACATTACAGCATACGATACAATTACATCAACAATTGTTATAAGCGAGACCCTCAACGGTGACCCATTAGAACTAGCTAATGCAACAGGAAATATGGAAGCAGTTGCTGGACAGTTTGCTGGCCTCACTACTGGCCAATCTTATTATGTTATTGGCTCGTCAATAACTCCTACTACATTCCAAATTTCTGAAACTTCTGGAGGAACAACTCCGGCAATCCTTACAGACACTTCGAATCAAAGTGCATCTATTTACGGCGCAGCTGGCATCAAAGATATGTTTTACGTTAGAAATGGCTGCGGCATAAGAAACATGACCTTAAAAGGATTAACTGGTGGTCTAAATCCTGCTAACATTTATGGAACAAAACGCCCAACAGCAGGAGCGTATGTTTCTTTAGATCCAGGAACAGGCCCAGGTGACTCAAGTGTGTGGATTACTACAAAGTCTCCATATGTTCAAAACGTAACAAACTTTGGTCAGGGATGTATTGGTCTTAAAATAGATGGTACTTTACACAACGGCGGCAATAGATCTATTGTTGCTAATGACTTTACACAAATTTTATCAGACGGTATAGGTGTTTGGTGTACTGGTCCAGAAGCATTAACAGAGCTTGTTTCGGTATTCTCGTATTACGGACACATTGGATATCTTGCAGAAGATGGCGGCAAGATCCGTGCTACAAACGGAAACACTTCGTATGGTGCATACGGTTGTGTTGCAGAAGGTTTTGATATTACTGAAACCCCGTTAGTTGCCTCTGTAGATAACAGAAACCAAGACGCACAAATTGCATCAGCATTTATTGGCGAAGCAACTAACAAAATTCTAAAAGTAGAATTTAGTAATGCAGGACAAGAATACAGTGCAGCTACATATCAGTTTACTGGAGCAGGTACTGGTGCAATTGCAATTGCAGATGAGTTTCGAGACGGCGGAGTATATGAAGTTCGAATTACTGGAACAGATTATTCTGCTGGCGGGTTGGGATATATTACTTCAGGTAACCAAGCACAATCTGGTAATACACAAATTATTACAATTGCATCAAACGATCAAAAAACACTTGAACAATATTATGGCATGAGAGTTATTATTACTTCAGGTACAGGTGTTGGCCAATATGGCTATGTTGCATACTATAATAACGTTAACAAAGAAATTACAGTTGGTAAGGAAAGTATTGCTCCGCAAACAGTAACAGCAACATCTAGCTCTAATAATACATTAACGGTAACAAGTACTTCAGAATTTTCTCCAGGTCAGGCTGTAGTCTTTACTCCTAATAAGCAAGAAACCACAGCATATAATACTATTAGAACTGTTGCTACAATTACCGGTTACATTAGTGGAAACACATTAACAATATCAACTACTGGTGCTGGTAATATTGCAGTTGGAATGTTTTTAACTGGGGCAGGCATTGCTGCGGGAACTTACATAGTATCAAACCTAAGTGGAACTGGTGTAGGTAGTACATGGACTATAAACAGTTCGCAAACTGCGGGAAGCATTGGAAACCCAATTGCAATTTCTGGAACAAACAACTTAGTTACACTAACTTCTACCGAAGACATGTACATCGGTGAACAAATTGTGTTTTCTGGATCAACATTTGGTAACATTGTTTCTGGTACTACGTATTACATTAAAAATATCATTAACAACCAAGTTGTAATTAGCGAAACATATCAAGGATCAGTGTTTACTCTTACAAATGCAACTGGTTTATGTTCAGTTATTGCTGGTGGTATGATTGGCGGATTAACTGCTGGTCAGATATATTATGTAATTGCATCAAATTTTAGCTCTACAACATTTGCAATTAGTGAAACATTAAATGGCTCTGCTAAAGTTGTTTCTACCCAAACTTATGGAAGTACAATGCAAGCACAGATTGTAGGTTGGGAAAACGTTAACCCAGGAACTCCTGATGTTGATTTGTTAGATTCGACAAGCGTATATTCAATTGAACCGGCTATAAGATTTTCTAGCCCATCGTTCTCATCAATTGCTGGCGCTTTACCATCGTCAACAAACTGGGTTGCTACTGCTTACGGAAATGGAAAATTTGTAGCTATTGCAGCTAATGGTGCAACAGCATATTCTGCAAACGGCAGCACATGGACTGCTGGCAGCGGCTTAGGTCCAGGTACATGGGTGGACATTAAGTTTGGTTCCGGCTTGTTTGTTGCAATTAACAGCGACGGCGGGTCAAACGTATCGTCAAACGGTACTTCTTGGTCAATTGTAGTTGCCACAGGTGCCTCGACTTTACGTTCATTAGCATTTGGAAATAACAAGTTTGTAGCAGTAACAAACACATCAATAGGTTACTCTAGCCTTAACGGTTCTTCTTGGGCACCAATCCCAGTACCATCCGGCACTTGGTCTTGTGTTGCTTACGGAAGTGTTGGTGCATGGGTAGTAATTGCGGGCGCAAGTAATGTTGCAGCATACTCGATTGACAACGGCGACTCTTGGACCGTAACAACAATGCCAACAACATCAGACTGGGCATCTGTTTCTTGGGGTAACGGACGATTCGTAGCTATTTCAACAGGAAGCTCAGCCGCAGCATATTCCTTTGACGGAATTACATGGTATGCTAGCACGTTGCCTGTATCGGGAGCATGGAGTAAACTCAGTTATGGTCATGGGTTGTTTGTAGCAATTGCTGCTGGAACTTCGTTAGCTGCAACTAGCCAAGACGGTAAAGTATGGAAAATAAAAACGCTAAGTTCAACAGCACAATGGTCGGGAATTGCTGCTGGATCTGTACTAACAGTATCGGGACAAGAACCAAGATGGGTAGCAGTTTCTACTAATGCTTCGAACGCTTCGACAGTAATATCTACTGGTGCAACAGCTATCGGCCGAGCAGTAGTTGCTAACAATAAAATAAGTCAGATTAAAATCTGGGAACCAGGAAGTGGATATGGTATGTCATTGCCTAGTATTTCTATTACTGACCCTAACCCTACGTCAACTGCCCAGACATCAGTTAGAGTGGGCAACGGAGTTCTTGGAAACCCAACGTTTGTAAACAGAGGTACAAACTATAGAACATCTACAACTGAAGTAACAGTTTTAGGAGATGGCTATGCAGACGTATATCAACCATCTAAGTATCTAACTGTTAGCGGAATTGCTAGTATGCCTACCCCTGGTGCTGCATTGACAATCTCAGGAAATCCTACACAGTTCCGTATTGTAGTTATTAACGACTTAGGAAACGGCCGCGCTAAATTCCAAATTAGTCCTCCAATGAGTATCGATACTGCTCCTGAGCACGCAACCTCAATTGAGATTAGACAACGTTATAGCCAATGCCGTATTACTGGACATGACTTCTTGTTAATCGGTACCGGAAATCAAATAGATACAAACTATCCAAACGTAAACGTTAACAATGCACTATCTTATCAACAAATTGCTGAAAATAACGGCGGTAGGGTGTTCCAAACATCTACTGACCAAGATGGTAACTTTAAAGTAGGTAACTTGTTTGGTGTTCAACAGGCATCGGGTATTGTTACAATCAGTGCAGATCAACTAAGTTTAGAAGGCTTACAATCTATTTCGATTGGCGGTTTTGCGTTAGGAACTAACACTATTATTATTAATCAGTTTAGTACTGATCAATATTTTACACAGAACAGTGATCAAATTGTTCCAACACAAAAAGCAATTAAAACATATATTGCAAGAAACATTGCCGGTGGTGGTGCAAACGCACAAGCGGGTGCAATCGTTGCTGGTACATTTGGCGTAGGTGGACCGAATAAAATCTATTCGTCAACACAGACACAACTTTTTGTAAAGAATTCGATGAATATTACAAAGGGTATAAAGGGAACAATGTTAGCGAAAAGCTTCTTTGGACATGGATTTAAGAGCTAATCGTTATACAAAAATGCAATTTTTAAAGATGCATAAATACATTATTATGAAAATCGGAGCATTGAATGGCTGAATATAAACTAGGTAGAATCCGTTTTGTTTGGAAAAATAACTGGACTACTGGAACCACATACGTTAAAGATGATATTGTTAGATACGGCGGTAAAACATACGCCTGCGTTGTTGGGCACGTTGCTGATGCTGACTTTTATACAGATTTAGATAACATTCCGGCACGTTGGAATCAAGTATCAGACGGTTCAGAGTGGAAAGGTGATTGGACTACTAGCACTTATTACAAAGTCAACGACTTAGTTAAGTATGGTGGAAGAGTATACTTGTGTAATGAAGGCCATGAAAGTAATGCATCTGCTAACTCCGGAACTAGCCCAGATATCACTGCTGGCTTAGAAGCTGACTTTACTAAGTGGGATCTCTACGCAGCTAGCTTAGATTGGAAAGGCGACTGGGCCACTAGCACCAGATACAAAATTAACGACGTAGTTAGATATGGCGGAATTTCTTATGTATGTAATACCGGCCATCAATCTTCTGCTACAGCAACATCTGACTCTGACGGGTTAGAAGCAGATCTTAGCAAGTGGGATCAATATGCCACTGGGTTTAGCTGGATCGGCGACTGGTCTGCAAATTATCGATATAAAAAGAACGACGTTGTACTCTACGGTGGTACAACCTACGTATGTAACACCGGGCACAAATCAGCAGCTTCTGCTTCTTTAGGCCTTGAAGACGACCAAGGACTATGGGATTATTTCCATAAAGGTATTGAATTCTTAGGCGATTGGAGCCCAAGCACTGTTCGTTATAAAGTTAACGATATTGTTAAGTTTGGTTCAGACCTATGGATTTGTGTTACACCGCACACCAGCAGTTCTACATTTGCCGAAGTTAACTGGTCTTTATTTGTTAACGGATTAGAATATGAGAACAGTTGGACCAACGTTGGAATTTATCAACCGGGTGACGTTGTTAGTTATGGCGGATATGCATATATCTCCAAGACAAACAATACGAATGTAATACCTACATCTAGCACATCAGATTGGGACTTGTTTACTACTGGTTTTAGTTTCCAGGGAGATTGGACTACTGCTACAGAATATAAAGTAGGGCAAGTTGTTAGACTAAACGGCTACACATATGTTGCCTTAGTAGATCACGTTGCTGGGCCAAGTAATATTCCGCCAGCTGGAGTTTACTGGTCAAGATTAAACAGCGGAATTAAATGGGCTGCAACAGGACAATCATTTACTAATGTTGGCGGAACTAACGTTTTAGGTACAGGTTCCGGAGCAACATTTGATGTATCTCTTTTAAACACAAAATACGAAGTAATTGTACACGCTGGTAGCGCAGGTATTAATTACTCAACCGGCGACATTATTAAGATTACAGGTGACTTATTAGGCGGTATTACTCCTGCTAACGACTTGTTGTTAACTGTTACTGCCAGCGGCGGCGCAGTGCAATCGGTATCACCGGCTGGTTTTTCAGTTACTTGGGCTAGCGGTACCGCATATGTATTAGGTGACTCTGTTGCATTCGGTGTAAACACATATATTTGTACTCAAGCACACGTTGGTGCAACTTTAAATAGACCAGATAATGATACTACTGGTAGCTACTGGAACTTATTAGCAGTTGGTTCGATCACATCAATCTTAACTACACAAGGCGATACGTTGTACTATGGCGGTGCTGGCCCAACAAGGTTGCCAATTGGCACCGATGGCCAAGTTCTTCGCGTAGTAGGAGAAAAACCAACTTGGACTTATTTTGGTGTTATCAATAATGTCGTGTATGTTGCAAACTCTGGCGCAGATGTTACTGGAAACGGTCAAGGTTTAACGATTGATAAGCCTTGGAAATCTGTAAGATTTGCTGCCAAACAAATCGAGGACGGCTATCTAAATCCAAATGCAACTGAGTTGTTAAGAAAAAATAAACAATTCATTATTAAAGAAGCAAAAAACTATGTTTCTCAAACATTTAAAGTTATTGTTTCAGCAGCAAATGCTACTGACTTTTTAACTACAGACACTTCTGGCATCTATGTTAACATGCCAATTGTGTTTACTGGTACTGTCGGGAGTGTTGTAGCAGGTACAACATACTATGTACATAGCATTACTGCAAATACAAGTTTCAAAGTTTCTAATACTTTAGGCGGTGGAGCTCGTTCGTTGTCAGCAGGTGCTGGATCAATGACTGGAACATTTGTGTTTAGCGAAGCCTCAACTGAACGAGATACCGGAATTATGGTTGATGCTGTAGCATTTGACCTAAGCCATAGCGGAACTTTACAAACTACTACTACTGCACTTGCATATTTTAATGCTGCTGGCAACGATTATGTAGCTGGTGTTAATGACTATGACATTCCAGCATTTACTGGCACTTTAGAATACGTAAAAACATTGATCGAAAATGTAGTTAGCAATACTGCACCAGCAGTAAACTATCAGGATTTAAATGGTGTATTATTAGCTAACCAAGCTATACAAATTGTAGATCTTAGTTTAGTAGCAGAAGAAAACGCATCAACTATTACTAGTAACTTAGTCGACATTGTTATTACTGGCCTCGAAGCTGGTACAACTAGTGCTATTCCAGCTGTAGTAAACCCTGGAACAACTATTAGTGTAAAGACAGGGACATACAACGAAGTATTACCAATTGTTGTTCCTAGAAACACAGCAATTGTAGGTGACGAATTACGCTCAAGCGTTGTTCAGCCAGCACCGGCAAACACAAACTTGGTTAACGATAAACCAAAAACTATCAGCGTTCTGAATAGAATTAAAAACATTATTCCTGACTTAGTTTTAAATAACCCAATAACTCCAACTAGTGGAAATACTGAAACTCAACAATACCTATCAAACATTGTTGGAAATACTGGAAGCACGAGTGCTGTAGCATCCGTTCTTAAGAGTGCAGGTACTGTTGCTGAAATTGTGGCAAACGGTATTGGTTCTTTACCAGACTTTGAGTATACTGAATACACTGGTTATAATACTTCTATCCTAATTGGATACGGTGATGCAAAAGACCAGTTACTTCTAAACAAAACATTTATTATTAACGAAATTACCGAATGGATTGCAGATCAAGTTGCTGGGTCAATTGCTCCATTTACTGGATCCTTTACTTACAATACTGCTTCTTGCGAAGCCGATGTTGGTTACATCATTGACGCATTAATTTATGACCTAACATACGGAGGCAACTATCAAACTAGAATTGCAGCTAATGCATATTTCTCCAACGGCGCAGGAGTTTATGGCGCAGGAGAAAAGGATGAAGTAATTGCAGCATACAACCATTTAGCTGACGTTGTTGGTTATGTAATCACAGAAAATACAAGTTGGACTAAATCAACAGCACTGGTTCAAAACACAGGCGGTACTGCTGGCTCTGCAGAATCGTCAACATTTGCACAAGCAAGAATTGATGAAATTATTGCAACAATTACTAGCGGCGGAACAAGCCCGTCAGTCCTAGCATATCCAGCATATACATTTAGCTCTGATTTACAAAATGCATTTAACGCATTGATTGCTGCTAAGAGTGAAATTCAATCAGACACAGTTGCTTGGGTTAACAAGTTCTACCAATCAATGAACTTTAATTCGGCCTTATGCTCAAGAGATGCTGGTTTAATTGTTGAAGCTATAGCATACGACGTATTATTTGGTACAAATTTTAATAGTATCAAGGCGGGTATGGCATATCACCGAGCAACAGCTCAAGAGGTGCTCAACACCCAGCTTGCTGCTGAAATTGGTGCGATTAATTTTATTGCACAAAAAGCAAAACGAATTGCAGCATATGGATCAGCAGCACAAGCTGTTGAAACTATTAACGATATTATTGAAACTATTGCCGGCGTTATTACAATTACTGTCACAGATACAGTAGTTGGCGGCAATATTATTGTGTCGTCGACTACTGGAATTTACGCAGGTCTTCCAGTTAAGTTTGCAGGTTCACTAGGCATGATTGTAGCAAACCAGCAATACTGGATTCATTCGATTATCGATGCAACGACAATTCGAATTACTAATACGTATGGCGGAAATGCAATGACTAACGTAGACGCAACCGGTTCTATTACAGGTACCGTCGGCGGAAATGTTGAAACATGTGGCACTAATGAATATAACAATGTACTAGCTACTATCAATGGCGCTGAAATTTTAAGAATCAATAAATCATTCTTATCAAACGAAGCTACTGCATGGGTTAATGCTAGCTTCGGTGGCACTGTTACAAATACAACATCTGGAACAAACGAATTTACAACATCGTCTGCACATAACTTAACTGTTGGTGATCCTGTTAAATTTACTGGCGGATCTTTATTTGGAAATGTAACTTCTGGTACAACTTACTATGTTCTAACAACACCGTCGTTAGTTACCTTTACTCTTACACCAATCCAGGGATCTTCAACAGTATTTGAAGTAATTACTGCTAGTGGTTCTATGACAGTATCTTACAGCTTTGACGAAGTTGCTTGTAAGAGAGATATGGCAGCATATATTGATGCATTGATTTATGACATCAACTACTTAGGTAACTATAAGTCAATAAGAGCTGCAACATTGTATAATCATGCCATTACTGGATCACAATTATCTGATATGTTCTACTTACGTAACGGCACAGGCCTTCGTAATATGACATTGAATGGTTTAAATGGTGTATTAGGTACTGCAAATGCTTACGGAACACAACGTCCAACCGCAGGTGCTTATGCATCTCTAGATCCTGGTTACGGTCCAACAGACAGCAATGTATGGATTACACCTCGTTCTCCATACGTACAAAACGTAACTACATTTGGTACAGGATGTGTTGGATGCAAGATCGACGGTGCGTTACACAGCGCAGGTAACCGTTCAATCGTGTCAAACGACTTTACACAAGTATTGAGCGACGGTATTGGTGTATGGTGTACTGGCTCTAATGCATTAACAGAACTTGTATCTGTGTTTAGTTATTACAACTATGCCGGTTATTTGGCCGAATTAGGTGGAAAAATCCGTGCTACAAACGGTAACAACTCTTACGGAACATATGGATCGTTAGCAGAAGGTGTTGACACTTATGAAGTGCCAATTACTGCAACAGTTAATAACCGTTATTATGAAGCACAAGTTGGCTTAGTAGTTACTGACGGTGTTGACACTGTAAGTAGACTTGAATTTACTAACGCAGGTTCAAACTATAACTCTGCAACATTTAGTGTTAGCGGTACTGGATATAACGTTGAAGTTGACGCATACACTCCAGAATTCCGTGACGGTGGAGTATTTGAAAGTCGAATTCTAAGCAGTGGTGCTGATCATGCATCTATCGCTAACGTAGCTCAAGGCGGATCAGCAACAAGCATTACTATTGCTGCAACTGATAGTGCAATTAGTGCTGCATATGTTGGTATGAGAATCATTATTACTAGTGGAACTGGTTCTGGACAAACTGGATATTTCTTAACATATAATTCTGGTACAAAATCAGGTACAATTGGTAAAGAAAGTTTTACACCTCTTGCTATCCAATCTACTAGCTCGGTTACATTTACTGTAGCAGATGCTACAACCTTATATGAAAATATGAGAGTACAGTTAGTCGGAACTCTACTAACAGGTATGTCAGGTGTAGCAGTTGGCACTAATTATTATGTCGTTAACATCGTCGGAAATACATTTAGCCTGTCAACTGGTGTAGGTGGAACAGCGATTACCGTTGGTACTGGATCAGGCGGTGGCCCATTAGAGCTACATGCAGTTGGCTGGGATCACATTATTCCAGGTACATCAATTGTATCAGCACTTGATTTAACTACCGCTTATATTATTGAACCACGTGTTAAGTTTACAAGTCCTGCATACACTGCAACAGAAGGCACAATTGTAGCTGGATCGTATTTCAATCTAGTTTACGGTGATACTATTAAAACTTATAATGGTGCTGGTTCAGTTGGCGTTTCTGCAACAGGCGGCACTGGCGCAAACGCTACATTTACTATTGTAAGAACAGGTGTATCATATGCTGTTACATCTAACAATCCAGGAACTGGGTATAGTTACGGCGATGTATTAACTATCCTAGGAACAAGCCTTGGCGGCACAGCACCTGCTAACAATTTAACTATTACTGTTAACGATGTTAATGCAAGTACTGGTGCAATACAAAACTTTACCTACACAGGTACAGGCATTGGCGGATATTTTGTTGCTCTTCCTGAGAATGGTACTAGCACTGCAATTAGCACAACTGGTTCATCTTTTGTTAGTGGCGGCTCAAGAACTAATAATGTATTTTGGAACGTCATGGCGTATGGTGCAGGACGCTGGGTAGCAATTAGCGCCGGCAATATTTGCGAATACACTGATGATCCGACGTCTGCATGGATAACAGGTGGAAACATGCCATCTTCTGGAGGTTGGTCTGGATTAACTTACGGAAGAGGAGTGTTTGTAGCAGTACGTAGTAGTTCAACAAGCACAGCATACTCTACAAATGGAGCATCGTGGACAGCAGGCGGCACACTTCCTGCTAGCGGAGCATGGACTGGACTTGCTTATGGTAATGGAGTATATGTTACAGTTAATAGTGGCACAAATCAAGCAGCATCAAGTAGCGACAACGGAGTTACTTGGGTCAGCAGAACCCTACCAGCAACACTTGGTTGGGTAAGTGTAACATTTGGTAAAGGATTGTTTGTTGCAGTTGCAACTGGATCGTCAGCATTTGCATACTCTAAAGATGGTATTAATTGGACATTATCTACAAACAACGGTCTAGGTACTGCTTCCTGGCAAAAAGTTGTTTACGGCGCAGGCGTTTTCTGTGCAACAGCATCTTCTAGCAATATCATTACTACATCAGACGACGGTATTAACTGGAAGCAACGTTCTTTAACAACAACATTTAACTGGTATCAAGTCGCTTACGGTAACCCAAATTCAAGCCCAGTATGGGTTGTGTTATCATCGGCAAACACTTCTGTTACTAATTATCTAAACTTAGGCTGCACAGCTCAAGGCCGTGTAAAAGTTACTAACGGTGAGATTAGCGAATTTAGAGTTGTTGAGCCAGGTAGTAGTTATCCGTCGGCACCAACAATTCAAATTATTGATCCTAACCAAACATCGAGCGCAACATGGCAAGTTAGATCTAGTAACGGTGTTCTTGCAAGTCCTAACTTTGTTAACAGAGGCTTGCAATATGCTACTGCTATTGCAACAGTCGAAGGTAACGGGTACGCAGATCAATATCAAACTGGTTACTTTATTAACGTAGCAGGTTTGTTAGAGCAACCAACACCTGGATCAAACATTCAAATTGCTCTAAACGGCAACTATTACAAGTTAGTTCAAGTTACTAACTACTTAGGTACACAAGGTAATGGGGCAGGTGGATCTAGTCCATATACAGCTAGATTCCAAATCAGCCCAGACTTAGTAGCAGGTAATGCTCCTGCCCACGGCACTGGCATTACACTAAGGCTCAAGTATAGTCAAGTTCGATTAACTGGCCATGACTTCTTAAGTATCGGTACTGGTAACGTAACAACAACTAACTATCCAAATACACCGTTACAACTTCCAGATCCTAGTAAGGAAACTGTAGGAAATGGCGGCGGTCGTGTATTCTATACAAGTACTGACCAAGACGGTAACTTTAGAGTAGGTACACTGTTCTCCGTTGAACAGGCAACTGGTGTCGCAAGCATTAATGCTGATGCTTTCAACTTAGCTGGTTTGAACTCATTAACACTAGGTTCAGTTGCACTTGGCGGAACTGGCGCAACAATTACCCAGTTCTCAACAGATCAATATTTTACTGCAAACAGTGATAATATTGTTCCGACACAAAAAGCGATTAAGGCATACATTGCGTCACAAATTGGCGGCGGATCAAGTGCATTGAACGTAAATACACTAACAGCTGGTGTAATTTATATTGCTGGTAATAGTATTAGTACTACTACTGGTGTACAAATTAATGTTTCAGCTACCATGAATTTTACTGGCGGTATTAATGGGTTGCCAGTCGCAATGGACTTCTTACTTTTAGGATAATGGAGAAAAAATATGGCAACAGGAGTTTTGGGAACATCAAACTTAACCGGCGCTACAAACACGGTTGTTTATACATGCCCATCAAATACGTTTGCAGTAGCAACAATATCGATTTGTAACAGAAGTAACTCTGCAATTACTGCTAGAGTTGCACTTTCTGCTACATCATCACCAACGGCAGCTGAATGGATCGAATACGATACAGAAATTCTACCAAAGGGTGTGCTAGAAAGAACTGGTTTAGTTCTAGAAGCAGGCCGCAATTTAGTAGTTTACGCTAATACAGGCAACACATCAGCAGTGGCGTTTGGAATTGAGACGCCAACGTCATAAATATACTGATAAAGGACTAATCACATGGGAAGATATATTACAACAACTGGTACAGCTGGATCTGTAACTAGAGTAATTAGCAGTGCTTATAGTGCTCAAGTTAACGATCGTATTCTTTGTACAGCAGGTGGATTTACTATTACTTTGCCAGCAGCAGGAAGTTTGTTAGACGGTGATACCGTACAAATTACTGATGCAGCAGGTGTTAGCGGGTCTAACAATATTACTGTAGCAAGAAACGGCGCTAACATTCAGAACTTAGCAGAAAACTTAACAATTAACGTTAATAACTCAACTGTTACACTGGTTTACAGCACTGCACTCGGTTGGACAATTCTAAAATAAGGTAAACAGACATGTCATCATTACGCGATCTTTTGCCTAATACAACGTTTACATCGAACTTTACTCAACAACAACTAGCTATCTATAACACTAACATTCAAAGTGTTACAAATGGCGGACAATGTTGCTGCTGGGTAGTTCCAACGGGCGTTACTTGGGCTATTTTTGAATTATGGGGAGGTGGCGGCGATGGTGCAGGTTCTTGCTGCTGTATGGGTAACTACTGGGGACCAGGTTCTGGTAACTATGTTAAAAAACAACTTACAGTAACTGCTGGTACATATTTTTGTGTATGTGCAGCAGGGTCAGGATGCTGTGCAACTACATGTTGCGGCCAATGCGGATATCCAAGTTGGGTAGTTTGCCAAAACGGCACTATGGCAACCTGCGCCGGTGGCGGCTATATGGGCTGTACTTTATGCTTTAGATCCTACCAAGGATGTACCGGTATTTGCGTTCCGTCGTGCAGCTATGGATGCACAAGCAGTGGAGATTTCCAAGCTCCTTCTATTAATAGCATTGCTAAAGAGTCAAACTACTGCTGGAGTAACCAGTGGACTGGCCAAGCAGGGACTGCCAAATACGGTAACACTTTTAGAGTAGGTATGGAATACTGTACTACACAGTTAACACGTAACGGTAACGATTATTATCCATCTAGATGGCCAGGCGGACCGGGTGCAAACTCGCGTGCTTGCGGCGGTGGATGTTGCTTCGGTGGTTGGGGAGCCGGCGGATTAGTATTGATTACTTATGGACAATAAGAGGTAAAAAATGGCAGAAAACACAAACATTGAAAAAACATTTACATACAACATTCCTGACAGCTATTTGTCTCAATCAGATAGCTTGAAGAAGACAGCAACTTGGACTTACACTGGTCCAAGATACTTGTGGGCGTTTGTTGATAATGAGACTAGAAAAATTTCTAGTAGATTTCACTATACAGAAAAAGACAACGGAGCTGACGTTCCTACACCAGCAGGAATGACAAAGATAGCAATTGACGCAGAATTAGATCCTGTGTTAGCTAGCTTATTCCATAGCGAACAGGTTTATGCAGATTTAACACATACCGTTGAAGTTTTACCAGACGGAAGTACTTATGGTTGCCCAGATCCAACTCCTCCCGATCATACATACGAACTAACTGAAATTGAAGTTAATTTAGAAACTAAAGAAACAGTAAAACCGTATCCTTGGAAACAAGCTCATGTCACTTGGGAAGAATTAATCAATGTTAGAAATACATTATTAGGCGCAAGTGATATACGTTACGGTCAAGCATCGGACACAGATAAACCGGTTTGGGAAGAATACAGACAAAAACTACGAGATCTTACAACAACATTTGCTGGCATTGATCCATGGAAAGTACCGTTCCCTCAAGAGCCATTTACAAGACAGGCAGGATAAATTATGGCAGATTTAAGATCGTTATTTCCGGACACGAAATATAACATCGTTAATACTTCGAATAATTTAAACATATTATATGTTTATAATACTTCTACCGGAAACGTTAACAACGGTGGCAGATGCTGTCTTTGGACAGTACCTGCGGGCACAGTTTGGGCTAAATTTGAAGTATGGGGTGGTGGAGGTGACGGCGGCGGAGCATGTTGCTGTCAGCAACCATCAAAAGGTGGCGGATCAGGATCATATGCCCGTAGAACTATTCGTGTAGTTCCTGGACAACAATATACATTATGTGCCGCAGGCTCAGGTTGCTGTTCACAAGCAAACTGCGGTACAAATGGATTTCCGTCTTACGCATGTAACGGTTCTGCTACATACCCTTTAAATTTATGTGCAAGCGGTGGAGAAGGTGGAGCGTCATGCTGCTGGGCAGCTATTGGCGGAAACTATCACTGTGCAACAAACATTTGTGGCAGCACATGTGGCCATGACTGGTCAATTTGCGGAACACAAGGTAGCGCACACCAATCATGGTGCGGATTTGACTCATGGACATATATTCCTAGCGGTCCTTCTATTGGTGCTGGATCTAGAATTTCTCGAACACACTGCGGTGAATCTTGGATGGGCTGCGATTTAGCAGGCGGATTTAACTCATTCCCAGGCGGTGGTGGTGGTACAGCTATTTCTTATGGCGGATGCTGCTGGGGTGGCTGGGGTGCTGGCGGACTAGTTGTTGTTACATACAAATAAGGAATAAGAATGTCAGATTTAAGATCGTTATTACATACATTAACACTACCAGCTGCGTCTAACTATCCAACAGAAATTGTTGTTTATAACACTAGTGTTAACACACCTTCGAATGGTGGACGTTGTTGCCAATTTACTGCACCTGCAGGGACTTCATGGGTAACTTTTGAAGTGTGGGGAGGCGGCGGCGGTGGCGCCGGAGCATGTTGCTGTATGCAAGGTTACCCAGGCGGTTCTGGTGCTTATACAGTAAAAACAGTTACAGGAACATTAGGCGGTTGTCAATGGACAGTTTGTGCAGCAAGTACAACAGGTATGACTCCGGGATGTTTAGGATGCCCTGGATTTGATAGCTGGGTACAGGGTTACGGTTTAACTAACTTCTGTGCAAAAGGCGGTTCTTACGGTGATACTCACTGCTTTATGTATTATGGATGCTATACATGTAGTATTCCTTATCCATATTGCTGCTGTGCTTTCGGTGGAGATATTTGTATTCACGGTATGCAAAGTAGTATGACTTCTAGTACTTGGTGTGCTCAATATCCTCAACAGCTAGCTTCAATGGCCCCTATGGCCCAGTCCGGTCCTCAAACAGGCCCCGGCGGTTGTATCAACGGATCAGCAAACGGTAACTGCACAGGTTGGTTCCCTTGCACTGCATTCCCGGGCGGCGGAGGACTAAGTGCTCAAGCACACGGTGGTAACTGCTGGTGTGGAAGCTGGGGTGCAGGTGGCGCAGTTTCTATTACATACGGTTAATCAGAGGTAAAACATGGAAGAAAAAGAAAATAAACACGTAGACGTACCTTTTACTTACGATGCGCCCGACGATTATTTGTACCAAACAAATGAATTAGGTAAAACTGGTAATTGGGTTTATAACGGTCCTGATAAGATCTGGATTCTAGTTAATGCAGAAACTAATCGTTATGCAGGTCGCTTTTTAACAGAAAAAGAAGATGGAGAGCATTATCCTACTCCTATGGATATGGTTAAAGTATTTGTTGATTGCACAACTAATCCGTTACTATGCACACTAGTTGGTGCAGATGAGATTCGCGATTATAATTTGTTAGATCAGATCGAAGAACAATTACCCGATGGTAATGTTTATAAGCGCCCACAAACTCCTCCACCTGATCACACATACGAATTAATGGACATTGAATACAGCCCATCAACTAATTCGTTTGTTACTCCTTATCCGTGGAAAAAACCACATAGTGATTGGGAAACAGTGCGTCAATGGAGAAACCATGCGTTAACTGCTATCGATCATATTGCTCCTGCTGATGCACCAGAATCAGTTAAAGCAAAATGGGAAGCATATAGACAAGCACTTCGCGACTTGCCACAAACTTACGGTGCAGCGCCCGGAGAAACTCCCTCAGTCGATGCATGGAAAGTTCACATGCCACCGGCTCCGGACGGATCAGCATAAAAAAAGCCGCTTAAAGCGGCTTTTTTATTGGCTATAAAATTACTGATTTGCTATTTTAACTAGCTTGCCTAGCTCTGGCAAATACAAGTATTCGATATCGCTTCTAGCTAGCGTGTCTAATGCATCTTCTAATGTTTCAACTAAAGGATCACCGCCTAGGTTAAAGCTAGTATTAAAGATAATCGGTACACTTGTACGATTATAGAATGCTTTGATCAAATCGTAATAATGATTGTTTTGCTCTTTAGTAACAGTTTGAATACGGCATGTACCATCAACGTGTATGATGCTAGGAATCTTAGACTCAACACCTGGTTGGCAATTAACAGCATACATCATATATGGACTATCTTCCATTCCTCTAAGATCAAACCACTCATGTACATGTTCTTGTAAGATAGAGCCTGCAAATGGTCTAAAGTATTCTCTACGCTTGACTAGGTTAACAAAGTCTTTCCCGTCCTCGTATGTTGGATTGAACAAGATGCTGCGATTACCTAATGCTCTAGGGCCGTTTTCACTACGACCTTGATAGAAACATACAATGTTTTTGTTCATTAACAAGTCAACTACATCTTCGTGTGTAGCATCTGTAATTTCCGCATTATGATCTTTTGCAACTTTTGCAAGATCTTCGTTAGTGTAATTATACTTAAATCCGAGGTACAAGCCATCTTTGCTATAATCATTCGTGCTGTTTGGCATCATGTCCTTCCAGAACATAAGTGCTGCACCAATTGCTGTACCTGCATCGTTGCTAATTGGTTCTACATATATTTCAATTCCGTCGTCTTTAAGACCCTCGAGGTAGAAATAGTTAGCAACACAGTTTAAACCATAACCGCCGCTAATAACCACCTTTTTCTGGCCAGTCATTTGGCTAGCTTTACGAATTAATTTAAGAACCTGCTCTTGTGTTTGTGTTTGAACCGCATATGCTAGATCTCTGCGATTTTCTAAAGTAGTAATGTCATCAGCATTACTGCTGTTTAAAAACGGAAATAATCCAAAATTAATGTGAGCACCGTTTGGATACGTAGGTACTACTAAGTTTCTGTTGGACAACGGCGCAATACCTGATTCGTCAAACAATGGAGGAATTGCTGGATTTTCCTTGCCATATGGGAATAAGCCCATTGTTTTCCCTGCTTCGATACTTGACCATCCGCAATATTGTGTAACTGCTTCGTAAATTTTTGTAATACCTGCTCGATCTGTTACTAATGCTTCGTGAGTTGACCCTGGTTCGTCATACATTGTACCGTCAAAGTTTGTAACCAATGCACCTGTCATTGGACCTCTAAGCCCAATATGTTTATACTTTGTTTTAAAGTTAGCAGGATATGAGCAATCATAAATGCTTTCTGTTTCCCAACCAGTTACGTTTTCGCCATTGATTATTAATGGTAAAAATGTTCCTGCGCCGTCGACAATTAGTGCAGCGGCTTCTTCAAATCCCGAACGATAAAAAGCACACGCGGCATGTAACTTGTGATGTACATGACTTAGGTCTACAACTTGTGGATGATCAAACGGATTTTGATGTCGTTTAATTAGTCCTAGTTTTCTAGCAAGGCCAGTGTATACATCGTCACCTGAGAAGTCAACACGACCGGCTGTTTCACTTAACTTTTGAGTGTGTGCAATTACCATGTAATCTAGATGATCTGTGTAATCTAGAATCTTTAACATAGTAGCATATGGCCCGCCGTCGTATTTGTGACGACTAATACGCTCTTCTTCGATAGCAAAAACAACCTCGCCGTTTTTAAGCAAGCAGACTCCGCTGTTGTGTCCTCTAGCAATACCTGCAATCCAAATATCTTTTTTATTTTCTGTCATATTGTTCCTTTAAAAGCCTTCGTATCTAAAAGGCCATTTTAAATTAGTAGCATCTTCTGGGAAGAATGTTCTCTTAGATAGCATTAATTCAAATGTATGTTTGTTAAACTTAAATTTTTCATGTACTTGGTCAACAGCATCTGCTACTTTATTTGCAATTTTAATTGAGTTATCAGATAATTGCAACTTATCTTTAAGCTCTTTTTCAACCCATAGCAAATGTTGACGTGTACTCGGATGCGTATCTAAAAATGTTTTATTTTTTCTTACAGTATCGATAAAATCAAAAGTGTGTTCTGGGGTTTGCTTTGCAGCATGTTCCATAGGAGTTAGCCAGTGATCTGCATATTTCTGCCAAATAGCCTTGTCATAAATCTGTAATTCTGGAATTTTCTTCCATGCAACCAGATCTTGTTCTTTGTCTCGAGGATTTAAGAAGTCGGTTTGCTCGCCAATTCCTTCGTTATCTCTAAGATCAGCACCCATGTTTCTAATGTCGCCAATGCTAGACATATACCACTTACAGCCGGTAGATTCTAACAACCCTTGTGTTAATGAGATATGATTTAAGGTATGCATGAAATATGCAGGTTCGAAGAAAAACGTATCGACCCATTTTTTGTCATACAACTTTTCATTGATGTAGTTGAAGATACTGCCAGCAGTTTTCCACCCAGCGTGTCTTTCAGGCATACTATACATGTGCCACCAGTCATTACGCAAGTGACTTGACCACTGTACAACTACAACATCGTCTGGACCAAACTCGTACCTAGCATTTGCTTCGGAAACTCTTTCGGCAATAGCTTTATTTCCAATACCAGACAACCCCCAATTTTTAGAAAAATCGTAATCAATGCCAGCTAAATCAGCCCAAGTAGGCCAAGAATAGCTAGTATAACTACAACCAAATGCAAAAAATCTTCTCATATTAACCACAGCAACTTGCATCCGGTGCAACTGTTACACTAACACTTGGATCAGCTTGTTGCATTTTTGGAAATCTAGCAGTATTTTTTACAACTGAATCAACAATTGCATCTTCAACTTTATCATTCATGATCATAATACCGTCATTACCACGATCAGCAACTTCGTCCATTGTAATTCTAATTGGACTGTATTGCCTAATATTACCACCCATATCTAAAACATCAAACTTTTCGTAGTTTGGATAGGATACATTAATTCCAAACGTTGACCCTACTACGACAGTTGATGGCACATCAAACGAATATGCTAGATGTTGTCCTACAGAATCACATCCTAAGAAATAATCAGCTGCATTAATAATACCAGCCCAAGTTCTAAGTGAAGTATTTTGTGGAGTAGCAACTGGTTCCTTACATCCATGTTTTGAAAAATCAATGCCAATTTCACTCATAAAAATAACGGCGTATTTTTTCTGTAGCTTTTTAACAATATTGATAACGTGCTGTCCTTCAAACGATCTGTTAGACGGGTCATAGATAATGTTATTTTCAGCACGAACGCCACGACCAAAGGGTTGGAATACAACAACTTTGTCTTTTTTAGTTTTTTCTTTTACTTCTTTAATGACATTGAAACCAGCATACATTTCTTCGTTAACTAGTCTAATCAGCGGTCGCTGTAGGTCTCGAATACCTTTGTTATTAATTGCAATATCATATGCCTGTGCAATTGAACATTTTTGGTTATAGTATTCCCAAATTCTGTATGGCTCTGGACTTACTAAGTCCATATTAACTAACTTGTCTTCGAACAAGTTTTTGTGCCAATGATCGTATGCACGCGAATGTAAAACTGGGTGGCCTTTGTAAAAGTCAGTGCCGCCCTCGCATACAATAATAAAATCTTTGCTAACTTCCTCTGCATATTTCTCTAATGCTGGAATTGAACAAATAACACGGCCTGCACCACCGTTGATAAAAAATGCCTTTGCTCGCTGGGTCATAAAAAGTCCTATAATAAGATACTATAATTTAGCATTTTTTTGAAAGCAAAACAAGAGTTTTGAGTTGGATAAATATGTAAGAGGACTACAATGCAAATAACAAAATTTTTCATGAACGGGTTGAGGGGAACCTTAAAACTAGCCAACGGAACTCAGTTTTCCCATGCCGGTCCTTGGGTAAATGTAATAGAAAAAATAGAAATTGATAGCTGGTATGTCGGTGACTTCATGAGCGCTGACTACACTATTGTTGCAGATGCCGGTACAAACACTAAAGAAATTATTAAATGTTTGATTGTAGCTAGCCCAGACAATGCTGCCATTACTGCATACGGCCAAACTGATCTCACTGGAAAAGTTATTGAGTTAGAAGCATCAGTAAATAATTCAAAATTAACATTATATGCAACCCCAGTGTTAAATCCAGCTAAAGTTTATTTCAGCGCATCTTATTACCAAACAATTAACCCTAACCTGTTAACCTAATTATGACAGTTACTTATAAACCATTTATATCAGACAAGGGTTTTCAAAGCCCGGGCTTTTTAGTTGACGAAACCGGCAGCTTTACAATTGCAAATCTTAATACCACCTCAGCTATTAAAATTTCCGGGCAAACTGTTATTACTACTAATAGTCTAGGATCGGGGATCGTAGCTAGCAATCTAACTTCAGTAGGGACACTATCGGGATTAACCGTAAATAGTACAGCATCTGTAAATTTATCAACAACAAACAATATCAACCTAACAGGCGATAATGTTGCAATTAATTCTAGCTCGTTAACGGTTACTTCAAGTGGAACTATTACATTATTACCAGCTATAACTGGCAGCATTGATAATATAGATATTGGAACAAATACCCCCGGCAACGGAAATTTTGTAAATTTAACTGCATCAGATAGTATCTATCTAGGCAACCAAAACATTAAATCATTGTCAATTGCATTTGCAGTGGCACTATCGTAAAAAGAATTCGGAGAAATAAATGGCAAAGAAAAGAATAGCAAATTACGTATTTTTACCAGGGGTATCTAGCTCAACCAATGCTTACCCAAATGCGTATTCTTTATTAAGTGCTAACAAGACTTTTATTATTAAAGAGTCAACTGCTTATATTGCATCAAAGGTAGCGGAAGATACTGCACAAAACTTATACCCTGCTGCTGTTGCATTGTTAACTAGCAACAAACAATTTATATTAGATGAAATTTCGGCTTGGATTTTTGAAACTACTCAAAGTTCAGTAGTAGGAGATTTGTTCTACGGGTATGAGTATGGCCCAACTGAAATATCAAAGTGCAAAAGAGATATGGGATATCTCATTGATGCATTAATACACGATTTAAGATACGGCGGGAACGAACAAGTTAGTTATGTTGCTAGTCAGTATTATCAGAGTGGTGTAGTTCAGGTAATTAACGTCCCGGTTGAAGTTGCAATTCAATCACAATTATGGGAGCTTATTTCTGATTACATTTTAACAGCTACCCCTTATGTATCACAACAGAGTCCAGTATCTAGCACCCAAAACACTTCCGGAGCACCGGGTGAAATTAGCGCAATTGCATGGGCACTTATGTTGTCAACAATAGCAAGTAATGTAATGTCTGGCGGGTTGTCCACTTTACCGGCTATCATTTATTCCGACTATAATTTTGCAGAATATACATATGATAGCAGCAAATGTGAAAGAGATGTTGGTTACATATTTGATGCATATCTTAATGATTTAAAATACGGCGGCAACGCAAAAACTAGAACAATCGCTAGCAGATACTGGGACGGAGATGTACCCCAGATTCTGGGAGATAGAAAAACTGAAATAGACACTCATACATTTATTGAAGGATTAATTAGCAATATTTTTTCAGCTAGTAGTTATACACCGTTGCAACAATCTTACCCAAGACAGTTGCTTAACGGTTTAGAAGGCGAAGCTGGAGCAGCTAACAGGATTACAAGTTTAGTTAACTTAGTTAACACTGTAATTGCAGACGGACCTAGTAGTATCCCTTCACTGGTAAACGGTGTAACTACTATTAGGTTACAAGGTCAATATACACTAGATAAGTTGTTATTAATTACTAATGCAACTACAAACCAAATTTTATATAATTTTAGTGATCCAACAGCAAGCGCAACAGTTTCTTTTAGTTCTACATATACTAGTAACTCTCACTCTCAGGATGAAGACTTTGTAAGATTCTTGGAAGTTGCTGATTATGTAACAACAATTACTTTAAACGCCGATACTTCTAACTCTAGTACATCTGACGATATTCAAATTTTTGTCGAAGGTGAAGAACAAAAGATTAGACCGTACGATTTTGGTACAGATGCAATTGAACGTATGCGTGTTGCACAACCTCAATCTATGCTCGATGCTGACTTTGAGTACGGACTACAACCTACAAAGTGGCAAGCTATTGGTATTGCTAGAGGATACCCAAGCGTTTACGAAGTTCCGGGCTCAGATACTCCGGTAATTTCTGTTATTACAGATGCAAGTACTGGAACAGGCGGGGTAGGTGCAAGTTTAATTACTGTTACTACGCAAAGCGCACACGGATTTACTGTAGGAACTCCGATAACAATTAGGTCTTTGGCAAATACTGTGTCTGGCTTTAACAGAGCAGAAGGAACTTTTATTGTCCTAGATGTGCCAAGTCCAACCTCGTTTACATATTATGCGTCTGCAAAGGTAGGAAGTATTGATGGCCAAATCCTTGCTACGACATATACTCAATTAAGAAAAGCAGGATTTTACACAGGTGCTAGCATTGGTTCGCCAACAATTAGCGTTTACAGCAATGGACAAACTAGCTCATTTACTAGTAAGTTTGTAACACCTAGCGGGTCTTCTCAAATTGCAGTTGCAGGTGCATTGCCTGCATTAGGTGTTCCGTTAAGTTCTGCAGGCATTAATTCAGGCACACAAATTACAGGTACAGTTGGAACAGGCGGTCAGCAAGTATTAGCAGTTGTTGATTCTAGTATTGAAATCGGAGATACTATTATTTCTGTTAATGATACTACAGGCATACTTGAAGGAATGGCCATCGATAACGGTAGCGGAACAGCAATATTTGTAACTGAAATTTCTGGAAACGATGTAGCATTAAATGGTCCAATGACTGTTGCTAAAGGCGGCACAACCGAAACATATCTAAACGTGATCGGTACAAACGTTATTCCGGGCGGCAGTGGCGCAGACTTTAGTGTTGAACGTGTTAACGGCCAATATACTAATTTATTAGTTACTACACCTGGTGTTGATTACGTTACTAACTCAAGAATTAAAATCTTAGGATCTGACTTAGGTGGAGTAGACGGCGACAATGATATCATTGTTAAAGTTGCTAGCGTAATTGGCGGAAAAGTTGAAACAGTTAATCATGCAGGTGCTGCTGTACTAGGTAATGGTATTGAGTCTTACCTTACTAGCGGAACTGCTGTTTTAGGAAAACATATTGTTTCGTTTACATTTGCCGGTACTCCTAACTCCCCAGTTGGACCATTTACAAACTTAATACAATCTTCAACATCTGGAACTGGCGCAGGCGCAACTTTTAACGTTACTGATGCTGGCGCAGGTGCATATAGTGTGTCGTTATCAACTATTGGTTCTGGATATATTGTAGGCGAAGTAGTTACAATTTTAGGTAGCGTGCTCGAAGGTGCAGACGGTGTAAACAACTTAACTGTTACAGTTGATACCATAGACGGATCGGGGGGCATACTTACATTTACTCACTCGGGTGTTGCAAATTCCCCAATTGGACCGTTCTTAGGTGTAACTCCGGACTCTAATACTGGGTCTGGTACAGGTGCAACATTTGACATTAATGATAGTGGATCAGGTGCATACCTAGTAGCGTTGAACACAGACGGTCAAGGGTTTAATGTTGGCGACGAACTTACTATTTTAGGAAGCCAACTAAGCGGATCAAACGGCGTTAATGATATTGTTATTACAATTACAGCAGTAACTTCATTAGATATTGCTACAGCTATCTCGCAATCGTCTACTACAGGTGCTGGAGCAAATGCCACATTTAATGTTAGTTTAGACGGGCTAGGTGGGTATTCTGTAACAGTAGTGGATCCTGGTAACTCTTACCAGTCATCTGATCAAGTTGTAATTTTAGGTAGTTTATTAGACGGTGTTGACGGTACAAATGACTTGACAATTTCTATAACAACTGTTAGTTCGTTAAACATTGCCTCTGGTATTTTCCAATCTTCAACTGACGGAGTAGGAACTGGCGCATCATTTAACGTTAGTTTAGATGGAGCAGGTAACTATAATGTTACACGAGTATTAAAAGGAACCGATTACCAAGTTGGTGATACTATAACTATCTTAGGTAGTTTATTAGACGGAACTGATATTACTAATGACTTAACTATTACAGTTAGTTCGATAAGCGGCGGCGCAATTGATATTGCTACAATTCAATCAGGCACAAGTGTTAGCGGAGAACGCTCATACACTGGGTTAGCACAGTCAACAACTACAGGTTCGGGCGCAAATTCAGTATTCAATGTTCAAACAAACAATGGAGAATACGATGTTACTATAACATCAACTGGAGACTCGTATGTACTTGGAGAAGAAATTGTTATTCTTGGAAGTGTGTTAGGCGGACAAGACGGAGTTAATGATTTAACTATTACAGTTGTTTCAGCAGGTGTCGGCGGAAGTATTTTAACTTTTAGTTCTGCAGGTTTACCATCAAGTATTAATGCTACATTTAACTCATTGATTGGAACTAACATAGCTCCAGGGGTTAATGCATCCTTTGATATTACTAGAAGCGTTGGATCTTATAGTGTACAACCTAACCTGGGAGGATCTGGATATGCTGTTAATGACGTCATAAAAATTGACGGTACAGATATTGGCGGCAGTGATGTTTTAAATGATGCAACTATTACTGTAACCGGGGTTGATGTAGGTGGTGTAATAACAAATGCAACGATTGTTGGAACAGCAGTAGGCGGCGCAAACATTGCATTTTGGTCAGCTGTTTCTATTAGTGAACCAACAATTGGAAGTATTGCAAATTCAACATCTATTACTACTGTTGCTATTGCAACAATTCAAGTAACCTGGCCAACTTATCACGGTTTAGTTCCTGGCATGAGCATATTGGTAGACATTACTAGTTCTGGAACTAATCATCTATTTGCAAAAGGCCCGTTCTATATTGAAGAAGTTCCTAATTTAAATTCTATTAGATATACTGCAAGAACAAACGGTATTATCGATACTGCTACTGCATTAACTGGTATTGTTTATGCAAGACCACAGTCATTCTTTGTACACAGACCATTCGACGGTGGTGTACAGTTAGGAACTGGTGGCCCACAGCACGGTAGTCAGGCAATTCGTATGAGTAAAAAATACATTCGATACCAGTCTGGTAAGGGTGTAATGTATACAACCGGCGCATTGTTTGCTCCTAGCTACAATTTACAAGCTGCAACAGCATCTGGTACATCTATTGGATCCTATATTCAATTTACAACAGACGATGTAGACCACGGATTACAAATAGGTGGAAAAGTTAGAATCTCCGGCGTTGACACTACTGGGTTCAACGGGGAATACACTGTAGTAAGTATACAGACTGAACGTATTTTTACAGTTCAAGCTCAATCAACTTTGGGTAATAGATATGGGTATATTTCAAGTAATGCACAAGTGTCGATTCTAAATTGGCACGGGTCAACTGTTCGTGCAGGAACGTTTGATGAACAAAACGGTATGTTCTGGCAATACAATGGCAAAGAGTTATCAGTTGTTCGTAGATCTAGCACATTCCAGCTAGCTGGTGTAGCAGATATTGAAAAAGACACAAACTTAGTAACTGGTACAAACACACGATTCCGTGATCAAATTAAGGCCGGCGATAAAATTGTTATCAAAGGAATGACGCATGTTGTCACTAGTGTCCCTAGTCAAACTAAGTTGTATGTAACTCCTGATTACCGTGGCGCAAAAGATTGTGTCGGAAGTAAAATTTGCTTAGTCCAAGAACTAGTAGTTCCGCAAAGTCAATTTAACTTAGACAAATTAGATGGTACCGGCCCAAGCGGATATAATCTAGATATTACTAAGATGCAGATGATCGGTATGCAATGGTCATGGTACGGTGCTGGATTTATCGACTTTATGCTAAGAGGCTCAGACGGTAACTACGTATTTGCACACCGTATTCGTAACAGTAACGTAAACACAGAAGCTTATATGCGTACTGGTAACATGCCTGTTCGATACGAAGTACATAACGAAGGCGCAAGCAGCAAATTAAGAGAATCGATTACAGCAACCCAAACAACTATTCCATTAGTTGATGCAACAATGTTCCCAGATGAATCAGGTTACATTTATGTCGACAATGAAGTTATTGCGTTTACTGGTAAAAATAGAAATACATTAACTGGTTGTACTAGATCTGCATCATTACCTCAGTTTACAGGCGGTGCACCTCGACTATTTAGAGCCGGAGCAGCTTCAACACACGAAGTTAACACTGGTGTAATATTAATTAGTAACACAATTACTCCTATTATTAGTCACTGGGGTAGTGCTTTCTTAACTGACGGTTTATTTGATGAAGACCGTGGATACATTTTTAACTATGCATCAACTGGTGTTCAAGCTTCGACTACAAAACAAACAGCGTTCTTAATTCGTTTAGCACCTAGCGTTTCTAACGCACAAGTTGGTGACTTAGGAGAAAAAGAATTAATCAACCGAGCCCAATTGCTTTTACAAGCCATTGAAGTAACGTCAGACGCAGGTGCAGGCGGCTTAGTTGTTGAAGGTATCTTAAATCCTCAAAACTATCCGACAGACCCAACAGCAATTACTTGGTCAGCATTAAACACATCTGCTGCTGGTGGACAGCCTAGCTTTGCACAAGTAGCACCTGGTGGTTCGGTTAGTTGGTCTGGAGGTGCTACTACTACAAACGCAACTGCTACAACTACTGCTACATTATCTGGAACCGCAACAGTTCCAAATAATGCGTTGTTCACTACAATATCAGGTTCAAACACATTATATGTAACAAAGGATTCGTGGGACACATTAGGAGCAACAACCGGTTTTGCTGTTGACGCAAGTGAAACTAGATTCCCTAGCGGTACTACAATAACATCAATTGCTGAAAATCCTTCTCCGGTTGCAACAACAATCGGCTTAATAACAGGTAATGCTACAATACCGCCAAGTCCTAACTTTAAAACAGCGGCAGGTGTTAATTTCTTGTATTTTACCCAAGCAAGCTGGACCGCTTTAAACGGACAAATTGGAACGGCTGTTTATAGTACAGATTTCCCAGCTGGTACTACTGTTACTAACGTTACTGGACCAGCTGTAGCAGCAGGACAAAGTTATTATACTGTGACATTTAGTAATAATTCGTTGGTAATTCACAACCCGGTAAGATCTACTATTGCAACATACTATACAATTGTATCTGGTGGAACAGCTACAATTTATTTTAACCCAGCACAAACCTATGCTCCATATGTTGTAGGCGAAGTTATCACAGTTTCAGGTAATGCTGGAGTTCCGCAAGTTAATGGAACTAGGACTGTAACAGCTTGTACAACCCAGTATGTACAATTTACCGGAATCGGTGGAAACTTCAACGGAAGTTCAACAGGATCAGTTGTTAATAATACATCGTTAAATTTTGCGTCGTTCTCAGTTACAGGTCAAGCAAACGTTGGCTCAACATCGATGAACTTTACGCAATCAAGCTGGACTGCGTTACCTGTTGCAACAGCAGTAGTTGGTCGTTTAGTTAATGACCCAACAAAATTTGCTTCGGGAACACAGATTAGCACAATTAGCTCGTTGAAAACATTTAACGGAGTAAACTATTATACTGTAACATTTAATAATACACTGTTAACTGCACAATCGGCAGGATCATCATTAACGTTTGATTATATTCCTTACTACGTATTAACGTTAAGTAAAACAGCATCAAGCAACGTTAACTTTGGAACTACAGTTCCGTTTACACCATCGGTGCTAAGTGCAAACAGCTCGTTCTTGTATTTCACAAAGGCAAGTTGGGAAACCTTAGTTAACACATATAATGCCGGTATTGGAACAACCGTAGCTGACGTTGATAAATTCCCAAGTGGTACTTCGATACAATCGATTAGTGTGTTGTCAGCATTTGCAGGAACACAGTATTATCGTGTAAACTTTACACAAAGTTCTGTTACTACAATTGCTGGCGGAAGTAATGTTACATTCCAATTTGGTCAACCACCATATGCGTTGCCTGGGGAAACTGTATTCTCGTTCATTAGTACACCAGGTGGATCTAATTCGCTAGATTTGTCTGCGTTGAAAGAATTGACTAACACTACACTAGGCGGTCGTGGAACTTATCCTAACGGTCCAGACGTGTTAGCTATTAACGTATATAAGACTTCTGGAACAGCAGTTTCGTCGAATATTATTATTCGATGGGGTGAAGCACAGGCTTAAAGTTTATCAATAACACTAACTAAATCAAACACTGTTTGTAGTTTAGTGCGAATGGTCTTGTTAGAAAAACTATTCCTAAGCCCTTGATGAAGGGGCTTAGGAGCATAGTCAATAGTTGACCAAGCCCATGCAATATGCTCGTCGCTTAGTGTAGGTACAAATTCGTTTTCGACAACACACAAATAGGTGTGAAAGTTAAACACAGAGTCGTTACTAACGAACGTTTCTAATGGGATTGTTTTTAAAATTTTAGGAACTTGTCCAATTTCTTCTTGAACTTCTCGCTGAAGTCCTTGCCATGGGTTTTCATTTTGAAAGTTAGTTCCGCCAACTAACCCCCAAGTTCCTTGATGCTTACCGCGTGATTTTTGTAACAGTAACAGTCTTCGTGTAGATTTAGCGTAGAACAAAGCTCCGCTGCATACAATTTTATCTGTTAAAGTTCTATTCTCCATTTTCCTGCAGAATACACGCCCTCAAATGATTTGGACCAATATACACCATTCCATGTATATTGAACTCCACTGTATATATTAGTTTGGTATATCAGTGTACTGGATTCCTGAGCTGCTTCAAAAATAACATGCCATTGAGTACCGTCCCATTCAATGATATCATTTGCTTTTGCAAGGAAGCCTCCCCATGCTTGCACGTTAATATTATTTTGGCTTGTATCAATAATGTCTTCAACAATTAGGAATCTGTCTCCAGAAACTAATGCAGTCATTCCGTGATCTGGATAAACTTTTTGTGGATCAATGATAGCATCGAATGTACCTAATGATCTTCCACCGTTGGCACTTCTATCACCTGGGCTTGGCAAATCATTATCCGGGGATCTAGTGTCAACATCCCAATTAATTTGTAATACTGTTGGATCTAAAGGACTAATAGCAACAGTACCTACAATTTCTGATCCGTTTGGCTGTACTAAGTATAACGTCGACGACCCTGCAACATATTTGGCAGGATAGTAACTAAACACTTCTTCCCAAGAAATTGGAGAGCCTTGTCTTACCGGAATGTCTAAAGTTGGTTCTCTAGGGATTGTACTTTCTGATTTACCTAATACAATTGCTTGGTTGTTATATACTTCGATATTGTATTCAGTTATAGTTACAATGTCTTGTGCAAGCAGTGTTGATAATGTAACTTCTGAACTTGCAAGCGGTTGTCCAAGACCTTCGATATAGGCATTATTATCAGTGCTAGCGCCTTGATGCAAACTAGTAATAATGCTAGTAATAACACCTAAGTGCTTGACCTTAACAGGCGGACTAATCCAAATCGGAGTATCTAGGGTTAGTGTAGCAATGTCAATTGGACTATCAGTACCGACCGGAATACTTCTATTTGACCAAGTGACTTGAGATAAGTTTAAAACGCTAAGACTAGTCCAGTCGATATAATTGTCCGATGTTTGTAGTTCTAGGCTCGGGTTAAACAATACTAAAATTTGTTCTAATATTTGTAACTTTTGTTCAGTATTTGCAGCCCATATATCACATTTTAATGTGAGTTTAAAAGGAGTTGGCATTAACCTTTCAACAGTATAGTTACGGCCTTGGCCGGTAGTATATACTGGATTGTTAGGGTTAGAGTTGTTAATTTCACGCTCTCTAATATGGACGTTACCAACAAAGGATGCATCTGACAAACGTTCTTTGTCTATATCTAGTCCAGTAATATAAACGCTAATACGTGGCACTGAATTAACTTTATTTTCAGAGTTCTGTCTTAAAATAGTTGCAGCTTGCCTATCTGGATCACCATACATTACGGGCACTCTAACTAAAGTGCCATCTCCGTACTTAACTGTAAAATTGCTCATAACACGAACAACTTGTGTTAAGTATCTTCTTATTTGCCCGTCGTAAAAATGAAGCATTATAAATCCGCCTTAGGTCTGAGAGCCTTGCTGAGACTCTGTCTTTGTGCTTCTCTGTTATTGCACATACTAATTCGCCAGCTACCGTCTTCTGGGATTACTTGTTGTTCTAAGTTAATAACAGGCAATGTAATTCTAATTTTTCCACCGTTATTGCTAATCAACGAAGGTGTATAGCTTGATAGTTGATAACCAAATACAACTGTACTTAATTTAAATTCAAGGAATGGTGCAGTAACAGTGTAATCAATGTTGGTATCTATTACATAATCACCTCGACTTAATGTTACAAAATCTGATTTTACAATATCGTTGTAGATAAATGCATCGTTATTAATAAAGCCAGTCTTGAGAGTTGATCGAGTGTCGTTATTAGTCATGTTCATACGAACAGCATCTTCTACCTTTGCCCATCTAGTACCATCAAATCTAAATAGTCGATTAGGCATAAAGTCGGTACGCAAAAAGAAATCGTCTTGCCCTGGGTTATCTGGGAATTGAATACCGTGACCAAAATCGTAGCCGTTTTGTGGGAATCCGTCTCCAACAAGGTAACCAGTATACCCAGTTCTAACAGGCCTTGCGGCTGATTCTAATGCCGTTGTTGAAGTAACGCTAGCATCTAACGACAAAGTATCGGCAGTATTTAAAACTGTTTTACCTGTAGTAGGATCAACAGCTAGTGTATAGAATTGTCTTGTTTCATATCCGCTCTTAGGAGCATCTACTTCTGCTTGTGCAACAATAACATCATTAACTGCTAATTCTGTGTTGTGAGTGCTGATTAAATCTCTTAGGGTAGTACCATCAGATACAGGATCCCCGTTTGAATCTAAAGCAGGCTTATTAAGGATGTCAGCAAATTGCTGGCTATCTGTAATTCGTTTGACACGTAATCTGTATAGATGCGGATACCACGTAGCACTAAATCCTTCGCTAGCACGGCCTACGTCTTCGATTACATAATACCTGGGCATACCAAAATCGTGATCATCTAACGTAAAGTTGTCTTTTAAGTGTGGTAATTCAAGAACGTCACCGCTTATTGGCTTACGACCTACATAGCTAATAAAATCGTTAATGTGTACAGTCATGTACAACGTATCGTTATCAATAAAAAGTCCAAACTGACTTAAATTAAAATCAATGTTTTGTACATTATAAAACCCGCGAATTCTGTAGATAGAACTATCATATTTTCTATCTCTATTTTCTAAAAACAACAAGTCTTGTATGTTAGTGACAGCAGTAGTTGCATAATGCGGTTGATCAGCAGTTGCATTTTCTTGTGCAGTATTTGCACCTAAATACTTGTGCAAAAACACATCAGTACCGCCAGCCTGAAACATTTCGCTAATTTGTCGATCTATAAACTTGTAGTCTTGCCCTCGTTCGGGCTTATATAAAGATATTCGTGGCATAATGATATTTATCAGTAGCTAAATATACATGGAGAGCAAAACATGTCTGAAATTACCGCAGTCCAAAAAAGAAACCAAGTATTTGATTACGTCCGCGCCATGCTAGGTGACGGAATGGTAGAAGTTGAACTTGATCCAAAGCACTTAGAAATTGCTTTAAATCGTGCTTTAACAAAGTATAGACAGCGTAGTTCAGGCGCAGTTGAAGAAAGCTATATGTTCTTGGAACTAATCCAGGATCAAAACGAGTACCGCTTGCCCGACGAAGTAATAGAAGTAAGAAATGTGTTTAGACGTGCAATTGGAAGTAGAAGTGGGTTAGGCGCAGGCGGTACCCTTTTTGAACCATTTAACTTAGCATATACAAATACCTATTTGCTAAGTGGTACAATGATGGGCGGACTAGCAACGTACGAAATGTTTGCAGGGTATCAAAAATTAGTAGGACGTATGTTCGGTAGTTATATCGAATATAAGTGGAAACAACAAGCTCATACGCTAACTATTTTACAACGTCCTTTTGCCGCAGGAGAGCAAATATTGCTCCAGACGTATAACTACCGTCCAGACTGGGCATTATTAGACGATATTTACGCTAAACAATGGCTTTATGACTATGCTTTAGCTGTAGCTAAGTTACAGTTAGGTGAAGCTCGTAGCAAGTTTGCTAGCATTGCTGGCCCAGGCAGTGGCATTCAAATGAATGGTGCAACCCTAAAACAAGAGGGCGAAAAAGAAATTGAAAAGCTAGAAAAAGAAATTGAAAATCTAGTGCCAGGCGGCGTACCTTATACATTTGTTTTAGGATAATTTATGAACATTAGGGAACTTATTAAAATTGTAGAAGCAGGTGATTCCGACGTTGTTGACCGTCCTCCTGTTAGAACACCGGATCGTCAGCAGCAAGAAGTTCCTGTACACTTACCAGGCGGGTTTACTGTTGTAATTTTAAATGACCCTATTACGCCAATGGAAGTTGTTGTTGAAGCCATTATTCATGCTACACGTTTAAGCCCGGACGAAGCTATTCGTAGAATGATGCGTGCTCACCAAGGTGGGTGGGCAGCTATTGCTAGCTACGCAAGCCGCGATCTTGCAGAAACAATTGCAGATCGTATGATGAATCATGCTCGTAGCAATAACAAATATGACCATTACAAGCGTCACAACGGGCATCAAGGCCCTTGGCCATTTACAGCAGAAGTTATCGAAGCAGGCGACGGAAACGGCTAACAAACTCTTGACCCCTCATAGTTTAGTAATATATACTTGAACTTATTGAGGGGTTTCTTATGATTATAGGCGTTTGCGGATTTATTGGTTCAGGCAAAGATACTATTGCCGATTATCTTACTAACTTTCACGGATTTAGAAGAGAAAGTTTTGCTAACAGTTTAAAAGATGCTGTAGCACAAGTGTTTGGCTGGGATCGAACACTGCTAGAAGGGCGTACAAAACAAGCCCGTGAATGGCGAGAACAAGTTGATCCGTGGTGGGCAGAACGATTAAACATGCCTAATTTAACTCCGCGTTTAATGCTACAATTGTGGGGTACTGAAGTTTGCCGCAAAGGCTTTCATGATGATATTTGGATTGCTAGCTTAGAAAACAAACTTCGTAATTCTACAGACGATATTGTTATTAGTGATTGTAGATTCCCTAACGAAATTAAATCAATTCGAGATGCAGGCGGCATTATTGTTTGGGTCAAACGAGGAGATCTACCAGAATGGTACGATTCTGCATTAAGCGTAAACAAGGGCGAAGTACAAAATTTTACCTGGTCAACAAGTAAATCTAAACTTGAAAAATTAGGAATTCATGCTAGTGAAACAGCATGGGTAGGAACAGATTTTGACGCAGTATTAGATAACGACGGTAGCATTGATGACCTGTTTTCTAAGGTTAAAGATCTGGTACAAGATCACCTTGTTTCCACTTCACACCTTCACGATGCAGGAGTCTTTGACAATTTGAACACACCGTCTTAAGATTAGTATGGCGGCAGTTATTTAGGTCGCCATCGACGTGAAACACATTAAACACCTCTAAGTAAGGACTTTTAAATCCGCACTTATCGCAGGTGTTTTTTATTTTATATCCGGCACGTTCCCATCGTGGTATACCATGATATAACCCATTAGTTAGGCAAACTTCACAAAATTTTCTAAAGTAAGGGCGCCCATTCTTGTAATAATTAATAGCTTTAGGACGCTTACCGCATTGGCATAATGGTCTCATATTTTATTTAAGCCTTTTCTGCCCCTTTTTCAGGTACTATATCTAGGGCAAAAAGCCAAAATCCACTAAATACAATTAGAATTAGTATTCATTGGAGATCAACAAATGGCTCAATTAAGTTCACCAGGCGTAAGCGTTAGTGTTATAGACGAAAGTTTCTATACCCCTGCTGCTCCGGGTACAGTCCCTTTAATTATCGTTACCTCAGAAGAAGGTAAACAAAACGGCGCAGGCACAGGCACAGCACCAGGCACATTAAAAGCTAATGCCGGTACTGTATACTTGCTAACAAGCCAAAAAGATTTGTCGGATACGTTTGGCACACCAGTTTTCAAAACTGATGCTAACAATAATCCGATTCATGCAGGAGAACAAAACGAATATGGTCTCCAGGCTGCTTATAGTTTCTTAGGTGTAAGCAATCGTGCATATGTAGTACGTGCTGATATTGACTTAGCCCAATTAAACGCTACAGCAACTGCTCCAGCAGGCGCACCAGCAAATGGCACTTACTGGTTTGACACATCAAACACTAAGTTTGGTATCTTTGAATGGAACTCGGCTGCTGCAACAGTAACTGGCGGCCAGACATTTACTAACAAAGTTCCAACAGTTATTACAGACTCTACTAAAGTTGATGGCGGCGGAGCTCCTTTAGCTAGTATCGGTGCTATTGGCGATTACGCAGTTGTTGCTACAACTAACCTAAATAAGATTTGGTATAAGAAAGCAAAAACAAACACAGCTGGCGGAACATGGGTTGAAGTTGGATCCGGTGATTGGGCATCTAGCTGGCCAACTGCACAAGGTACAGTATCGAACCCAACCTGGGTATCTGGTAATACTCTTATTATTAACACAACTCCAGCAGGTGCTGGCAGCACAGACTTAGACGGTCTTATTGCAGACATTAATTCTTTAAACATTCCAGGCATTACTGCTGGTAAGCCAAATGGTAAGTTAGAACTATACTCGACAGGCGTCGACGTTGCAGTGTCTGGTACATTAGCTACATTAGTTGGTTTAACAGCAACTACTTACAAAGCACCTGCATTACAAATTTCAAAGCACACAGTTGTTCCAACATATAAGCGTTCTGATAATATGGGAACAGCAAACGGTGTTGCAACAGGTGCAGTATGGGTTAAAACAACTACACCTAACTTAGGTGCAGATTGGATTGTTAAAAAGTACAGCGATGCAACACTTGCATGGACTGAAGTTCCTGCTCCGTTGTATTCTAATAACGCAGCAGCATTAGCTGGTTTAGATCCATTAGGCGGCGGTATTAACTTAGCATTGGGTCAATTGTATGTTAAGTACAACGATGACGAAGCAAACCCAACTCTTGCTAACTTTAAGATCTATGCACGTAATGGCGTAGGCGCAACATCAATCAAGTCAGCTGTAATTGGTTCACAATTCCCAGCAGCAACATATAAGTTTACAATTAGTGAAACTGTAGCAGGTTCAGCAATTCCATCAACACCGATCGAAATCGTGTTTACAGGAAGTGCAACCGCAGGCGATGCTGACACATTACTAACAGCATTAACTGGTGCATTATCAGGAAGTAACATTGTAGCTAGCAAGACAGCTAGCAACGAGATTGTTATTAGCCATGCACTAGGTGGTGACATTCATTTAGTTGACTTAGATCTTGGCGGAATTGCAGCAGGTCGTCCACTAGCTAAGATTTTCTCAACTGGTGTAACATCTAATTTCTACAATGCTCCAACCGGTACAGCTGATCACTATGTTGCTACACTATGGACTTCAGAAGTAGCAGGTTCAGCATTTGCTCCAGCAAGTGCAGACGCTCCTACAACTACTCCAGCAGACGGACAACTATGGTATAACAGCATTGTTGACGAAGTTGACATTATGGTACATGACGGTTCTGGTTGGGTAGGTTATGCAAATTACGTACAAAACCAAGCAGGCGGAACATCTACTGATCCAGCTGGTCCAATTGTAAGCGCAAGTCAGCCAACAACACAAAGTGACGGTACTGACCTAGCAAACGGTGATTTATGGATCGACACAAGCGATTTAGAAAATTATCCAACTATTCGTAAGTTCAATTACTTGACTAAGAAGTGGGTATTAGTTGATTCTTCAGACCAAACTACAGAAGACGGTATCTTGTTTGCTGATGCACGTTGGTCAACAAACGGCCGTGACGCAGATGCAGCTTCAATTGCTGATTTGCTAGCAAGCGATTTCCTAGATCCAGATGCTCCAGATCCAGCACTATATCCAAAGGGTATGTTGCTATGGAACTTACGTCGTAGCGGATTTAACGTTAAGCGTTTTGTAAAGAATTACATCGACATTAGTTTAAGAAACACACGTTTTGGTGATGAGCCAATGGATACAACTGGCTTCGAATACAACCCAGATCGTTGGGTAAGCGAAGCTGCTAACCAAGAAAATGGTGCAGGTACATTTGGTCGCAAAGCACAACGTAAAGTTGTTGTACAAGCTCTGCAAGCACTTGTTAATAGCAACCAACAAATCCGTGATGAAGAATCACGTATTTTCAACCTAATTGCAACTCCTGGTTATCCAGAGCTTATTGGCGAAATGGTTAGCTTAAACTATGATCGCGGCATTACTGCATTTGTAGTTGGCGACTGTCCAGCAAGATTAAAAGCAGATGCAACAACACTAAGCAACTGGGGTTACAATACCGCAGGCGCATTAGAAGACAACGATCAAGGCTTAGTAAGTTTTGACGAATACTTAGGTGTGTTCTATCCATGGGGTTACACAAGCGATAACATCGGTAATAACGTTGTTGTTCCTCCAAGCCACATGATGTTACGTACTATTGCATTAAACGACCAAGTTAGTTACCCATGGTTTGCACCAGCAGGTACACGTCGTGGCGGTATTACAAACGCAACAGCAGTTGGTTATGTTGACCCAGATAGCGGCGAATTCCAATCTGTTGCATTGAACACAGGACAACGTGATACATTAGCAGCTATTAAAGTTAACCCGCTAACATTTATCACAGGTACAGGTTTAGTTAACTACGGTCAGTACACTCGTGCTAAGAACGCAAGTGCGTTAGATCGCATTAACGTTGCACGTTTAGTAATTTACTTACGTCGTCAGTTCTCACAATTGGCTAAGCCATATGTGTTTGAACCAAACGATAAGATTACACGTGATGAAATCAAAGGTGCAGCAGAAAGCCTATTGTTAGAGTTAGTAGGACAGCGTGCTCTATATGATTATATCGTAGTTTGCGATACGTCAAATAACACACCGTCAAGAATCGATCGTAGTGAACTATACCTAGACGTTGCGATTGAACCAGTTAAGGCAGTTGAATTTATTTACATTCCACTACGCCTAAAGAACACTGGTGAAATTAAGGCACTAGGTTAATTAACGGAGCATAACAAATGGCAATTTCAAGTTTAAGCAAATTTACAGTACCTTTAGCTAGCGATCAATCCGCTAGCGCACAAGGTATGTTGATGCCAAAGCTCAAATATCGCTTCCGTGTGATGTTTGAAAACTTTGGTGTATCAACACCAACAACAGAACTTACAAAGCAAGTTGCAGAAGCTGCTCGTCCAAACGTACAGTTCGCTGATCAGAAGATCGAAGTTTACAACTCGACAATTCACTATGCAGGCAAGCCTACATGGCAGACATTTACAGTTAAGCTACGTGACGATGTTACTGGTTCAGTATCTAAGCTAATTGGCGAACAGATGCAAAAGCAATTCGACTTCTTCGAGCAGTCGAGTGCAGCAGCAGGCGGCGACTATAAATTTACAATGCGTATTGAAATGTTAGACGGTGGTAACGGTGCTAACACTCCTGTAGTTTTAGAAACATGGGAATGTTATGGCTGCTATGTAACACAAGCTAACTATCAAGCATTGGCTTACTCAGGTCAGGAAGCAATGACAATTGACTTGACAATCCAGCCTGACAACTGTATTCAGACTAGCGGTGGTGCTAATGCGCCTACAGCTTGGGCTAAAGGTACAGCAGTTACTGGCGCAGGTTCTAGAGTTTAATAAATTAGCCCACTTCGGTGGGCTTTTTTACGACAACACATTATATGCGTAGTTAATAATTAAATAAATATTATTATGGCATTCATACCTAGTCAATTCTTAAATCTAACTGGCAATGTTACCTTAAGGGATCAACAGCACGCCGCACGTCTATTTGTAGACGATCAGTTTAGGCTTGCCCCTAAACAAAAGTTTCTATTTCACGTTGCGTTTAACATCAATCAAGCAGCATTGATAACAACAGACTTAGCACAGCGATATAAAAATGAAATTAATATGTTAGTTAAGAGTTGCGACTTGCCTAATATATCTGTTAACACTGAAACTCTTAATCAGTATAACCGAAAGAAAAACATCCAAACCTCATTAAAGTATAACCCGATTAATATTACATTTCATGATGATAATATGGGGTTAATTAATCAGTTATGGGAAAACTACTATAGTTACTACTTTGCTGATGCTACTAGCTCTAAAGATGCAGGAGCCTATGATAGAACTGCAACTAAAAACTTTGATTACATTTACAACACATTTGGTTTAGACAATAACAGCACTGCTCCATTTTTTAACTACATACGCATCTATCAAATGGCTAGGCACGAGTATGTAAGCTATACATTACATAACCCAATTATAACACAGTGGAATCATAACAAGTTAGATTACTCGCAAGGCGGAACCCCGCATGACAACACTGCACAAATTGCTTTTGAAGCAGTGTCGTATGACCGTGGCGACATTACTGCTGATTCTGTTGAAGGGTTTGGTTCAGAGCATTATGATCAAACTCCTAGTCCTTTGCAAGGACTTTCTGACCCAGGCGCAATTAATCCGTCGTTAACGTCGAATAAAAATTTAACAACTAATGCTAACGAGTTTTTAAATAACATTGCTAATACAATTAATGGGTATCAAAATACTCAACGATTAAACGCAAATTTACAATCTGGAATCATAACAAATACTTCTGCAACTGCTCGACAAGGTGTAAGCGGATTGCAAGGAGTGTCATTCCCAGTATCAACAAATAATAATAACGATACAGTTGTAGCAAAACCAATTAATATTATCACAGGAACATAATATGTCTAATTTACCTTCACAAAATACAAGTGGAGACGTTAAACAATTTTTTGACAAATATTATGATCAAAAGATTAGTTTTCCAGCAAACCAAATTGATGCTGTAGTTGGATTCTTTTTAAAGAATGGATTCGATATTGAAAGCGCACGTAGTACTGGCATTGTATTGCTCAATCAAGCTCGTGCAGATAACGTTAATGTATTTGAGTTAATTGATACGTTAAAAACACTTACCGATGTGCAATTGAGCCAGGTAGTGGCACAAATTCTAAATGCATATAGAGAAAAAGTAAGTTTGCTAGGGTATAGAATTGCCCCTTTAGTAGATACTTACGAGTCTAGAAATATCTTAGTATAATGGTTAAGTTTGCAAAAGGTAAATTTACTATGAAGCGTCCCGACAAATACGTGGGGACTAAGCAGCCTATATACCGCAGTAGTTGGGAATGGCACTTTATGAACTTTTGCGACACTAACGACGGCATTCAAAAGTGGGCCAGCGAAGCTATACAAATACCTTATAAAGATCCCTTAACTGGCCGAAACACAGTGTATGTGCCAGACTTCTTTATTCAGTATGTTGATAAAATGGGCAAAATGCACGTTGAATTAATAGAAATTAAACCAGCTAGTCAGCAACTGTTAGAGCGTGTAGGCAAGAACAAATACAATCAAGCACAATACGTTAAAAATCAAGCTAAATGGGCCGCTGCTACTGTTTGGTGTAAGCAGCAAGGCATTAAGTTCCGTGTGTTAAATCAAAATGATATTTTCCATACCGGCGGAATGGCATAAGTAAAGTTATGACAAAAAAACTAGAAGAACTATTAAATCTGCCCGAAAGTAAGCAAGTTATTAAGGCCGATGAAAAGCAAACTAAGAAAACAGAAATGGCACAGCCATTTTTAAGAGACATTTCTGAGTTTGATAAAATTAGTGCTGCACTTCCTGCTGTAAAAGGCCTAGGCGATGCAAGCGATTCTGAGTTTGATGCACTAGCTCAACGTGCAACAGATGCTTATGACGATTTAATTGACTTAGGCATGAACGTAGAAGCTCGTTACAGTGCTCGAATTTTTGAAGTTGCAGGTTCTATGCTTAAAAATGCTATTGATGCCAAAGCTGCAAAAATTGATAAAAAACTTAAAATGATCGAGCTACAGCTTAAAAAACAAAAGCTCGATCAAGACTCTGCTAGTTCCGAGGACAACGGAATTAACCTTAACGGCGACGGTGTTATTATTGCAGATCGTAACAGCCTGATCGAAAAACTTAAAAACATGAATAAATAATATATCAGGACTTTACTATGAAATCATTTAAAGAATATCTAACAGAAAGCAAGAAAACATACGATTTTAAAATTAAGATCGCACATGATTGCCCAGAAGGTTGCAACGACAAGATTAAAGAAGCACTAAGCGTTTACGACTGTGCAAGTTGCTCAAGTGGCACAAGTATGCCAATTCAAGAAACACATTTTGACTTTCCAGAAGAAAAGAACGTCAAAGTTACAACATTTGAAGTTTGCTTAAATTACCCTACAAACAGTCAGCAAGTGCGTGCTGCGGTAGCTACTAAATTACAGAAATCAGAATCATGCGTTATTGTACGTAATCCTGCAGAAGAAGCAGAAGTCCTGTTAAATCATGCAAATGACACTAAGCCAGAAGGCGCATTGTTAGAAAAAGGATACGATAAGGATTCTAATCAAGACCTAGTTGGCGAAAAGCAAAAGATGGCTCTTTTAAAAGAGTTAGGTAAGAACAAAACACAAGGCACACAGTACAAGGGTACTAACGAAAAGATTTTAGCTAAAAAAGTGCCTAGTGAAAAATCAGCTAAAGTAAAAGAAACACAAAATAACACAAGTCCTGTTGGTAGTAAAAAAGTTACAAGGACTGCCGGAGGACAAAAATGAACTTTCAAGATCTTTTAACAAAACTTAAAACATTAGATGAATCATCTAATAGCGGCATGGAAGAGTGCGGTGATTCACCTAGAATGGCTGGCGCTGATGACTTACTAGTCGGTGAAGAGCACGGAGAAATGATGTCTCCAATGGTCAGCAAGCAATCAGATAACATTTCTATGAATGTTAGCATTAATGGTAGCGGTGCAGGCGGAATTAAAGATTTGCTTGATGTTCTTAGAAACATTGAAAGCGGCGATAGCGAAAAAGACGTGATTGTTGGTATGGACGAAGAACTAACCGACGGCGGCTTTAAAGATGCAACAACTGAGCCCGATGAAATTGTTGCAGGAGTTGATGCCGTTACTAGAACTGGTAACGATCTAGCAAGTAAGGGTGCAGAAAGTCCGAAAGTAAACGGTGGCGGAAACCCGATGCAAGAAACGTTAGTTAGAAAACTATCAAGTTTTTATGAAGAAGTTAAATCTAGATAAAATAATCTAGTTATCGAAAAGGGGCTTTATGCCCCTTTTTTTATGTAAATAAAGTATGGCTAAATCATTAGATGGCGTCTTAACCAAAAAGGCGCATACAAAAGAAAAATTTACAGAAGATCAAGTACAGCAATTGCTAATGTGTTCTGACCCCGTAGAAGGGTACATGCACTTTGTTAAAAACTTTTTCCATATTCAACATCCTACACGTGGTAAGGTTAAGTTTGAGCCGTTTGAATATCAAGAAAGATTGCTGCACAGTTATCACGATTTTCGTTTCAACGTAAACATGATGCCACGACAAAGTGGTAAAACTACATGTGCTGCTGGATACTTGCTTTGGTATGCAATGTTCCATCCGGATCAAACAGTTCTAGTTGCAGCTCACAAATACACAGGTGCTCAAGAAATTATGCAACGTATTCGTTATGGATACGAACTGTGTCCTGACTTTATACGAAGTGGTGTTGTTAGCTATAACAAAGGTAGTATCGAATTTGATAATGGATCGCGTATTGTAAGTCAAACAACAACTGGTACAACAGGTCGTGGTATGTCTATATCATTACTATATTGTGACGAGTTTGCGTTCGTACAACCTAACATAGCTGAAGAATTTTGGACTTCTATTTCGCCTACACTAGCAACTGGTGGTAAGGCGATTATTACATCTACACCAAACTCAGACGAAGATACGTTTGCTACTATTTGGAAAGAGTCACAGGATATGTTTGACTCTTATGGTAACTCAAAGACAGACAACACAGGGCGCAACGGCTTTCACGGATATAGAAGTGAATGGTGGGAACACCCGGATCGTAATGAGAAATGGAAAGAAGAAGAAATGGGCCGTATTGGCGAGGAACGATTCCGCCGAGAATATGGTTGCGAGTTCTTAATTTACGACGAAACTCTTGTTAATAGTATTAAGTTAACAGAGCTACTTGGTCGTGAGCCTATTTTTAAAATGGGGCAAGTTAGGTGGTTTAAGAAGCCACAGGCAGGTATGTTGTACTTAGCAGCATTAGACCCTAGTTTAGGTACAGGCGGTGACTTTGCAGGTATACAAGTATTTGAATTGCCTAGTATGACACAAGTTGCAGAATGGCAGCACAACATTACTCCAGTACAAGGGCAAGTTAAAATATTCCGAGATGTATTAAGATATATACAGGAAACAATTGGTCCTGAAAACACTAATAGCATTTATTACAGTGTAGAAAACAACACAGTAGGTGAAGCTGCGTTAGTAGTTATTTCGGACTTAGGTGAAGAAACATTCCCTGGGCTATTTGTTAATGAGCCTCAGAGAAAAGGGCATGTTCGCAAATTCCGTAAAGGATTTAACACTACACACGGTTCTAAAATTTCAGCTTGTTCTAGATTAAAGTTCTTAATTGAAGAAAATAAAATGACAATTAACAGCAAAATACTTATTAGTGAGCTGAAGTCATTTATTGCAAAGGGTGTTACTTTTAGTGCTAAAGAAGGGCAACATGATGACTTAGTAGCAGCATTGCTATTAATAGTTAGAATGAGTGTAGTTTTAGCCGAATGGGACCCACAAGTTTTTGAACTTATGAGTGTAGACGGTAATGCAGACGACGAATTTGAAGCGCCGTTACCTATTTTTGTTTCAAGCGGATTCTGATAAATATAACATGGACATTAATTTAGATAATATTGCTAAAGACCTTTACGGTAAGATACAAACCCGTTTTCAAGACATTAAAATCGGTGATGAACACGCGGCTCCGTTATCCCGTAAAGAAGATATTCCTAAGGCTCGCTTCTTTGAGTTTGAATACGTTGAAGGTGGTGAAAGCCTAGGATCTATCTCTATTAATTTAGGCGTAGTAGACGATCAAGTTGGTATTGTTGTACAAGTAAGCGGTGACTTAGTTGACGATGACAATGAAACAACGCACCACGGAGCATATAAATTCATCCGTAGTTTTAGAAAGTTTGCTAGAGATAGACTTCTAAGTTATAAAGTAGACAACATCGGAAAAAGTAACTTGGACAAGAGAGATTACATGTTCCAGGCGAAGCGCAAGGAAGAACCAGTTATGCCAATGCAACCAGTTATGGAAAGTAAACTTTACGGTAATTCAAGAATGAGTTATCAAGATCTAGGCGAAGCACGTTTAATCATTAAACACACTCAGCCAGTTAATATTGATCTACCAGCAGGTCGTACAATGCACATCGAAAGCATTTACATTGAAAATGCAGAAGGTGAAAGATTTAAATATCCGTTTAAGCACCTAAGCGGCGCTCGTGCATTAGCTGAACACATTAAAGCTGGTGGTATTCCATACGACAGCATCGGTAAACATATTGTTAGCCTAAGTGAAGAATTAGCAGGCTTACGTAAATTCAAAGGTTACGTAATGCGCCAAACACAAATTAGTGAAGCAATGGGCACTGTAACAATGAGAGTTGCAGAACGTATTGAGTCTATTAAGAAAGAATTACACAATCTACAAAAGACAAACTACTACTCGCAGTTTGCAGAATCTTTTGAAGAAACAGAACAAGAACAAATTCCAGAGTCAGTAGTTGATGATTTAGTTGATCGTTTAACTATTCGTACATTTAATGAAGAATTAAAATCAGTTTTTCCATACATTTACAAGTTTGTCAACGAAGGCGATTTGCCTGTTACTGAGTTATCAGTTGACGATTTGCTAGACGAAGATCAAGTAGAAGATAGTAAACAAGAAAACGGATACACTGAGTCATTTGCTCCGGAACTAGAATTTGAATCGTTTATGGATAGCATTGTTAACGAAGACAAAGACGAAATTTTTAGTCCTAACAAGTCTGCCAAATTAAGAGCAATTGACAAGCTAAACAAGATTTTAGAAAAAGAATTGCAAGGTGGCCCAGGTGGTATCAATGCCGTAGAAAGCCTTAAAGGACTAATCGATGATCCGGATTTTATTAACGGACTCACAGATTTAGATCCTAATTTAGATGTTAGACCAGTTATTCAACAATGGTTAATTGCTAACAAAGACAAGTTTCCAGGGAACGCTGCTGAAACATTAGCATTAATCCACTTTGGTGGCGAAGGTGAAACAACTCCTCAACCAGAAGCTGAAGTAGAGGCTCCGGCACCTGCTCCAGAAGTTCCGCCGGCAGAACCAGCAGCAGTACCGCCAGCTTCAGAAATTCCTCCAGCAGCTCCTGAAGAAATTCCCCCTGCACCGGCAACTCCTGCGCCAGCAGCGCCAATGGCAGAAAGCATAATGAACGCTCTAAGAAAAGCAAAGGCAGCAGGAGCAACATTAGAAACAGCATTAGATTTTGGTTACGGTGTTAAGACCATTGCTGAAATTATTGACGAATGTGGTTGTGATCCGCAATCAGTTGGATTCAGCGACGAAGAAGGTAGTGAACCTCAAGAAGCTGGCATTCCAGCAATGCTAAAATATATTTCTGGATTCTATAATAAAGAAGGCAACAACCAATTAAGTGAAGGCAACTTTACTATTGGAGGAACACGCATGAAGATCAAGTTAAAGAAGGCTTGGGAAGAAGGCGAGTTTGGTGATTGCCCAGCATCTGATCTAATTAAAGTCTTTAAGTTAATCGATGCAAAGGATCCTAGCACAGAGCCACAAGATCAAGAACAATCTCATATTTTAAAATTAGCCGGTGTACAACGTAGTGCTCCTGAGCCAGAAGTTCATCACGACGATAAAGCTAGCGGATTAGAAAATATGCTAAAAGGTATTAAAGTAAGTTTTGCCGAAAGTAAATCTTCAGCAGACCAAATTAAAGACCTTATGAAAAAAATTAACTTTGGGAAATAACATGTCATCAATCCGCGATTATATCAAAATAGTTACAGAAAAGAGTATGTTAGCAGAGGCTGATGCTCCTGCATGGACTCCGGATGCTGAACAAGCTAAATGGCTGGGCGGCGCAAATCAACAAGATCCGTATATTCTTTCTAGAATGCCTGGCGCTAAACCACCAGTAACGCACTTTACAAATCCTCAAGATCAAGCACTAGCAAAACAACTAGGCTTTCCAGCAGCACCAGCAGCACCGGCAGCAGCACCAGCAGCTACACCAGCAGCAGCACCAGCTGATGATAGAAATGAAATGGATAAAGCAAGTGACGCAGCAGCAACACAAAGAGCAAATGGAGTTGATCCAGCTACTGGGCAAATGGTTTCTATGAAAGATCCAGTTACTGGCCAAATGATCAATCCAGAAAACGGTTTACCTGTTACGCCACAAGCTGCTCCTACTCAGCAAGCAGCTACACCAGCAAAACCAGCAAGAAAGCCTGACCCGAGTGTGTTAGATTTACAAAAGAAATTAATTGCAGCTGGCGCAAAGATTACCGCAGACGGTGTTATGGGACCAATGACTCAAGCAGCTATGAAACAATTCCCACAAGCTGCTGGCGGACAAGGCGCAACACCATCAGGGGCAGGAGCAGGCCGTGGCAGTCAAGGCGGACCAACAGCAGCAGAATTAAAAGCAGCAGCTACTCCAAAAGTTCCTAACGTAGGTGCAGCACCAGGCACAGGTCTAAAAGGTCCTACAGTTGCAGCAGCACAAGGAAAAGATCCTAGTAACCCATTAAATCAACCTGCAGGCCAGGCAGCTACACCAGCAGCACCGGCAGCAGCACCAGCAGCACCAGCAAATCCGAATGCTGCAAAGATTCAGGCAGAGATTGATAGGTTCTCTAAAGGCAACAACATGACATTGCAAGCTAACAAGGACTATGTTGCTAGATTACAAGCTAAGTTAGGCAGTACAGCACCAGCAGCACCAGCAGCACCAGTTCAACAAGGTGTAGCAAATGCAGACAGACGTGACATGGAAGAGAGCACTGGCTATGATGAGCTACAGAGAATTGTTAGTTTAATTCATCATAGATAATTGGTAAAACAACATCATAATTAAGGCACCATTTGCCTTGTAATGATAAATAAAAACGCATACACTTATACGTATGCGTTTTTTGTTCTAAAAGGTTAGAACATAAAGGCAAAAACACAAAGGCTAACAATAGGAGAAACATTATGGCATCTTTGGCAGAAATTCGCGCAAAATTAAAGGCAGCTGAACAACGTGGTTCAGGAGAACGTACAGGCGGTGACAATTCAATTTATCCGTTCTGGAACTTAAAAGAAGGTCAAGAAGCAATCCTACGCTTCCTACCAGACGGTAATCAAAACAACACTTTTTTCTGGGTCGAACGTGCAATGATTAAATTGCCATTCGCAGGCGTTAAAGGTGAAACCGATAACAAAGAAACAATCGTTCAAGTACCATGCATGGAAATGTATGGCGAGACTTGCCCAATTCTAAGCGAAGTCCGCGGCTGGTTTAAAGATCCAAGCCTCGAAGATATGGGTCGTAAGTACTGGAAGAAGCGTTCTTACATTTTCCAAGGGTTTGTTGTAGAAGACGGACTTGGCGAAAAAGAATTACCAGAAAACCCAATCCGCCGATTCATTATCGGACCTCAAATTTTTAAACTAATCCAATCTGCATTGCTAGATCCAGAACTCGAAGATCTACCAACAGATTACATCAACGGTATTGACTTCCGTATGAAGAAAGGTAGCAAAGGCGGTTACGCTGACTACTCTACTTCTACTTGGAGCCGTCGTTCACGTCCACTAAGCGAAACAGAAGCTGGTGCAATTCAGCAACATAATCTGTTTAACTTGTCAGACTTCTTGCCTAAGAAGCCAAGTGATGTCGAACTAAAGGTTATCAAGGAAATGTTTGAAGCAAGCGTCGAAGGCGAACCATTTGATATGGATCGTTGGGGACAATACTTCAAGCCAGCAGGTATGTCACAAAATACTGGTGATCCTAACAAAGCAACAACTACAGTATCTCGTGTTACACACGACGATGCTGAAGAGTATTCTGCACCTGCTCCTAAAGCAGCACCTGCACCAGTAGCTGAAACTGCACCTGCTCCTAAAGCAGAAGCAGCACCTGCAAGCACTGGTGGCGATAGCCGAGCACAAGACATCTTGGCAATGATTCGCAATCGTCAAAAGCAGTAATTAACACAGTTTGGGCCTCTTGCACCTAGTGCTACGCCCAAGCCATCACTATTTTAGGAGAAACACAAATATGGCATCAAAGCCTTTTGATTTATCAAAATTTAGAAAAACCTTAACTAAGTCTATTTCTGGACTTAGTGTAGGGTTTAGCGATCCAACTGATTGGATCAGTACAGGTAACTACGCATTAAATTACCTAATTAGCGGAGACTTTAAAAAAGGTGTCCCACTAGGTAAAGTAACTGTATTTGCAGGCGAATCTGGCGCAGGCAAGTCTTATATTTGCTCTGGTAACCTTGTTAAAGCCGCACAAGAACAGGGCATTTACGTTGTATTAGTTGACAGTGAAAATGCATTGGATGAAAAGTGGTTGCACGCACTTGGTGTAGATACAAGTGAAGAAAAGTTGCTCAAACTCAACATGGCAATGATCGATGATGTAGCTAAAACTATTAACGAGTTTGTTACTGAATACAGAGCAATGCCAGAAGAAGCTCGACCAAAAGTGTTGTTTGTAATTGACTCACTAGGTATGCTTTTGACCCCAACCGATGTTAATCAATTCGAAGCGGGAGATCTAAAAGGCGACATGGGTCGTAAGCCAAAAGCACTTACTGCACTAGTTCGTAACTGTGTTAACATGTTCGGTGCATTGAATATCGGTTTAGTTGCTACTAACCACACATATGCTTCACAAGATATGTTTGACCCAGATGACAAAATCTCCGGCGGTCAAGGCTTTATCTACGCAAGTTCTATTGTAGTTGCTATGCGTAAGTTAAAGTTGAAAGAAGATGAAGACGGTAACAAAACTTCAGAGGTAAATGGTATTCGTGCTGCATGTAAAATCATGAAGACACGTTATGCTAAACCATTTGAAAGTGTTCAAGTCAAGATTCCTTACGCAACTGGCATGAGTCCTTACAGTGGTCTTGTTGATTTGTTTGAAGCAGAAGGTTTGCTCAAGCAAGAAGGTAACAGACTCAAGTGGATTGATCCGGAAACTGGAGAAGAGTTCAAATTCTACCGAAAAGAATGGAAAGATGATAAATTAGATATGATAATGGAGAAATTTCATATCAAACCAGAAGTGACAGAAACATCCATTCCTGAGGAGAACGAAGATCATGTTGAGTGAAACACAAATTGGCGACATCTGGGTATTGTTTAGCGACTTTATCGATAAGAAACAATTAGAAGTTGCGGCAGAAAGATATGTTGACTTGTTAGCAGACTACGGTGTTAGTGATCGCACATTGCAAAGTGCAATGGGCATCGATGGAACACTTGATGCAGCAATTGATTACTACCTTGATGAGCCAAGCGACGAAGACGACGATTATAAAGAACTGGACTTTTAATGAGCTGGTATAGTAAGATTGCAAAAGACATTTCGTATATCCCCGATGCTGTGGTATATTACAATGCAGAACTGGACGCCGCAAAAACAGAATGCCGTATAACGGGAAATATAGAAAGAGCAGCGGCAGGTATGCCTGGTATTGTGGAGCAACGATTTAGTCAGCTTCAAGAAATTGAAGCAATTTTGGAATATTTAAATATCGAACTTAGAAGATTGAAAAGCCAGCATTTTAGAAAGTATCTTGAAAACTATCAACGTGCTCTTAGTAGTAGAGACTGTGAAAAGTTTGTTGAAGGCGAAGCAGATGTAGTTGATTTTGAAAAAATTATCAACGACTTTGCTTTGCTACGCAACAAGTGGTTAGGTATTACTAAAGCATTAGATCAAAAGCAATGGCAAATTACAAATATTGTAAAATTGCGTGTTGCGGGTATGGAAGATGCATCGTTGTAACTAATTTGTCCAAAATCTACCTAATAGGCCTTAAATATTTATGAGGCCTATTTTTTTCTAAGATGTTGACTTGTACTATTGCTAATGTTAAAATATTGTTATGAAAGAAATTGATCAAATCCTCAGGCACTTGGTAACAAATAATATCGATACTCTCAAAGAGTCTATGGCTCATAGAGACGTTCGTATCTTATCCAGCCTATACAAGAATATTTCAGGTCCTAACTTTATTACAGAAAATCAAGGTCGACTAATTGTGAAAATTTTTAACGAAAACAAGAAAATTGTGTCCCAACTAGTTGAAGACATTGACAGTAGTTTAGGCGATCCAAAGTGGTCAAAGCCTTTCAGACCAGCTGACAAGACTAAGCGTATATACGTTGAGTTCGAAAAAGAAAGCAGCCCGGTTATTGCCATCGAATTTGCGTTTTCTACGGCCATTAGACAAAAAATTATGGCTATGAACAAAGTGCTGTCTGGACTTGTACAAGTAACAAGTGGTAAGCTGTACTACGCAAGTTACACTGAAAAAAATATTGTTGCCTTAATCGACGGTGTCAAAGGATTGGGGTTTGATGTTGACGAAAAATTGATGGAATTTTACGAAATTATCAAATCTTGGTCAAAAACTGAAATTGAATCTAAGTTTGCATTTGACAACATTACGCACGAACAGTTCTTAAAAAAGATAAAAGCAGAATTAAACGAAGACTCTGTTACTAATCCTATGTTGGTTGCAGACAGGTCTGTGCGGTACCAGTATTTTACCAAAAAATCTGAAAAAGAACCGGAAAATACAACAGAAATTATTGCCAACAGATACAGCACAAAAGTATGGATTGACAAGTCTAAATTTTCTTTGGACAATATTTTTGAAAGTTTGGTCGAATTGAATCGTCTTCCAACGCTGCTAGTATTTGATTCATATGGCACAAAAGAATCTGCCAAAGAATTGGCAAAAATCAGTGAAATTTTGGAAAAAAATGGAATCACTGATAATGTAGGAATTTACTTTAGACTTGCTAACGATGAGCAAGGAAAAGAATTTAATCAACTGATTAGTCAAAAGAAATATAATTGTGTGTTAACTCCTGACACAAAAATTGTCGGTGTTCAAAGTGGAAAAATTCCGAAATTTTTGCTAAAAAACGACTGGAAACCTATGAGTGTTATTAGCATTGGAAATAGCTTACGACATAACAAAACTGCTGTCTATGCAAATTGTTGTGACCTTGTAATCACTTACACTGATAAGGAGCCTTTATACGAGCCAAAGATTGCATGGGAATAAAATTAATTATAAGAGACGAGGTAAACATCAAATTTGAGGGGTTACCTCTTGATGCTCGCAAAAAATTAGCAAACACATTTAAGTACGAAGATCCAACTGCTCGATACAGGCCAGCATACAAGCTAGGACGTTGGGATGGCAGTGTTAGTATGTTTGGGCTCGGAGGCAACGGCTATCTGAGCCAGTTAGAAAAGTGCTTAGAAGTACTTGCAGAATGTGATATTGATATTAGTGAAGTAGAAGATTTACGTACTACTGGATTAATTTCTTTCGACGAAATTAAAAATAGTTATTGGGCTGATATGGGTAAGGTATGGCCAGAAGGACATCGCTTTGCTGGACAACCAATTATGTTAAGAGATGACCAAGTAGAGGTTGTAAATCGCTTTTTTACCAACACACAAGCATTGCAAGAAGTAGCAACTGGCGCAGGTAAGACCATCATGACTGCTACCCTTGCCCACTGTGCAGAAAAATATGGACGCACGGTTGTCATTGTTCCTAACAAAGACCTCGTCACACAAACTGAAGAGGACTTTGTTAATGTGGGGCTAGATGTAGGGGTATATTTTGGTGATCGAAAGATGATCGGTCATAAGCATACTATTTGTACATGGCAAAGTCTTAACGTCCTTGATAAAAAATCAAAGAATTGGGACGAAAATGATGCACTAACATTAGCAGAATTCCTCGAAGATGTTGAAACTGTTATTGTTGATGAAGTACACATGGCCAAGGCACAAGTGCTACAAAATCTCTTAACACAAAACTTAAGAAATGCACCTATTAGGTGGGGCTTAACAGGCACAGTTCCTAAAGAAGAATTTGAGTCAGCACCAATTTTTGCAAGCATCGGCCCAGTCGTTGGCGGTATTGCTGCATACCAATTACAAGAAATGGGTGTGTTAAGCAATTTACAAATTCAAATTGTACAGCTACTAGACCTACCAGAATTTAAGTCATACTCAGAAGAATTAAAGTATCTTGTTACTAACAAGGAACGTATGACATACCTAGCAAATTTAATTAAAGGCATATCAGAGTCAGGCAATACACTTATATTAGTGAATAGAATCGACACAGGCAAATTTTTAACAGAACTATTACCAGAAGCAGCATTTATATCAGGTGAAGTAAAAGGAAAAGACCGAAAGGCGGAGTATAAAGAACATGCAATTTCAAATGACAAGATTACTGTGGCGACTTACGGTGTGGCCGCTGTGGGTATTAATATTCCTCGTATTTTCAATTTGGTTCTTTTGGAGCCCGGAAAGAGCTTTACGAGAGTTATACAAAGCATTGGGCGAGGCATTCGAAAAGCAGAAGACAAAGACTTCGTCCAGGTCTGGGACATTACCTCCACTTGTAAATATGCGAAACGTCACCTCACAACGAGGAAAAAATTTTACAAGGAAGCCAAGTATCCCTTCACGATTGATAAAGTGGATTGGCAAAAATAAGGATTATGCAAATACTAACATTAGATAACACTACGTTCAACTTAAACAATTTACCAGACGAGGTTGACGATAGCACAAGATTTGCAGTACTAGATAACAGCAACCCAACAGAGCCGGATTTCTTTTTTATGCCGTTGATATTTTTAGAAAGTTTCAACGCACCGGCAATGGTTTTAAGAATCGGAGAAGATGAAGTAACAATGCCGATTGATTGGAGCATTGCAGTTGGGGATAGTACGTGTGCTAGCGATATTGAAATTTTACCATTAACTAGCTTAAATGACAGAGGATTTGAAGCACTAATATTCAATCCACTTAGTAGTTTTAGAGTTGAATTTAAGAAGATTGAAATTGTTAATTTTTACAACGATGTCAAATGGTATTTTCCTAAAATGAAAAATGGGCAGCTACTTTCAGTTCCAACAAGATATGGCGAAAAACCGCCATGTGCATATTTTGTAAAAGAAATTAGCAGACAAAGTGAAATTATTCAATTAGACAAAATACTATGATCGTTAATACTTTATTTGCTGTTCCTATTTGGGATATTCAATATCCCAATTTTGATATTCTTAAGGATACGCTTATTACTGATTTAAAAAGTTACATGAGTCGGTATCCCGAAGAAATTCGATCAAACGTAAACGGCAAACATAGTAAAACATTGGTTCACGAAGCACCTGAATTTAAGCCATTATTTGATTTCATTACTCTTATAACAAATCAAGCAGCCGAGTCTATTGGCTTGCGAGGAAATTTGAGAGTAATGGAGTCATGGGTTAATATAAACGATACTCCAGGTGCGTTTAATCTACAGCATATACATGGTGGTGTAATTTCTGGAGTATTTTATCTGCAAGTTCCAAAAGGTAGCGGCAAACTATACTTGACTAATCCTGCACCTATACATTTATGGGAAGGATTTAATTCATGCCCTGAACGCAATGAATTCGCAGGCGAAACACGAGCAATTGATCCTATACCTGGAACTATTATTATGTTCCCAAGTTACTTGCCACATTGTGTAGGACCGAACACATCGGATGTAGAGCGTATTTCACTTGCATTTAATACAACAAGGATCGAATAATGGGAAACTTAACTCCTGGTGCTACTTACATATATGAACGAGCAAATGGCGTTACATATGCCAGAGAATTTGGCTCGGGTGAAAGAACAATTATAGGCATGGACTACCCAAATGTAGTACGATCTAAAGAAGAAATTGAAAAAGAAATGCAGGAAGATATGATGTGGTCCGACATTCGGCGAAAAGCAAAAACCAATATCACTTTAAAATCTGCATTAGATCGTGCTATAATGATCTATAAACTCAGTGAGGAACAAACATAATGGCATTGCATGTAGCATACTTTCAACCAACGGTTATTGCAGTTGATCAAATACCGCCTGTTGAATTTAGTAAAATTTTTAATCTTGCAAGTGAATTGCACAATCATCCAGAATTAAATGATGCAATGAATCCGCTAATTAGTATTCGCGGAGGACAACAAATTCAAGTGTATCCAAATACACTAGGTGTTAACGTAGACTGGCTTGTAAAATATTTAGAACTAGTTTGCAGAGGTTATATGGAAATTATCACAGCACAAAGTGGTAAAGAAGATCTCAAGCTATGTAAGCCGGTAGTCACTAGTATTTGGACTATTAAACAAGAAGCTGGGCACTATCAAGAGTTGCATACACACCCAGGCGGCAACTTGAGCGGTAACATGTACATTAGTGTTCCAGACTTGCCTGATGATAGTAATCCTTGTGATGCACATATTGCGTTTAAATTACCTCAAACAAGAGACATTACTAGATTTGTAATGAGTGATACTTGGAACTATAAACCACAAGCAGGCAGTATTATTTTATTCCCAAGTGTAATACCACATACCGTTTATCCTTGGAAAGGCAATGGAAGCAGAATTGTAATGGCATTCGATGCGAGGTTAGAACCAGATGTCAAATAAGCATGTAGACCTATTTAAAGATATTATTCCAGCAGTTGACTTAAATGTTAAGGAACTGTGGGATGCAACTACTGACGAAGGTCGCAAGGAAATCAAAGGCGACATGTGGAACCTTAATCGATACATTAGCAGTGTAAAACACAGCAGTCGAGATCTCCAAGAACACTTTGTTTTAACAGTAAACGAATACTATAATAAGAACTGGAATGCTTTGCAAAAAGAAGATGCAAAACTTCTTTGGTTTCTACTTTGCATGTGTAGTGTTAATGATGGAAAAACTTATTTCCACGAATGGCTTCCAACTAAACGCATGTCTAGTAATAAAAAGATTCCAATGTTACTAAGTTTCTTTCCTACAATGAAGGAAGATGAGATTGAATTGCTAGCAAAAATTATGACTGACAAAGAGTTTAAAGAGCTAGCAAAAGATCACGGAATCGATGACGCAACTATTAAGAAAATTGTTAAATGATGGCACTAGCTGAACAACCCTACGTTTGTCAGTACTGCGGACATAAGTTTGCTAAAGAAAAGACTTTGTCTGTGCATGTCTGCGAGCAAAAACGTAGAGCGTTAGCAAAAACTGAAAAACATGTTGTTATAGGATATGATACTTATAACCGATTTTACAAGTTTAATCAAAACTTTAATGGTGTAAAAACTTATGATGAGTTTGCAAAAAGCCCATACTACAATCAATTTGTAAAGTTTGGAAGTTTTGTTAGTAACGTTAATCCATTATACCCTGATAAGTTTTTGGACTACGTTGTTCAAAGCGGAGTTAAACTAGATCATTGGTGCAGGGATGAACTGTATGACAAATACGTTGTTTATCTAATTAAAAAAGAACCAGTTGAAGTTGCCCTTGAACGAAGCATTGAAACTATGATTAAATGGGGTGATAACAACAATGCCCAATGGAATCATTACTTCCTTTATGCAAGTTTAAATAGAGTTATGTATGACATTAAAGATGGTAAAATTAGCCCGTGGATTGTTTTAAATTCAAAGAATGGCAAAGATATGTTACGCAACTTTAATGACGAACAGTTAGCAGCAATTGGCACAATTATGGACGTTCCATATTGGCTCAATAAATTTAAAAAAATGCCAGCAGATGTAGAGCTAGTAAAAGAAGTTGTTAAGGAATCTAAAATATGACAAGTACCAATCACGTTAACACAAATCCAGATGCTCTCCAGTTGGACATGAAAGTGTTAGTATCAGAAGAAGACAACTCAGTGTATGTTAAGATTTCAGGATTTGACGATATTAACGAAGCTGACAAGTATGCAGAATACTTAACAGAAGTATTACCGTTGATGTTATTTGAATCAGAGGTAAAACACTAATGCCAGATATCGATATCGACTTTGCAGATCGAAGTAAAGCACTTGATAAGTTCAAGCATGTAGTAGCTGCCATTGGAGATAATGGCACTTTTAAAAAGCACAATACTGGTGTGTATTGTACTCCTATTCCGTACAATCCTTTTACGGGGTTAAGTACTATAGACTACAAAGAAGCAGAAGATAGAGGTTATTTTAAGATAGATTTTCTTAATGTAAGTGTATACGAAGGTGTAAAAGACAGGCAGCATCTTAAACAACTTATGGAGACTGAACCACTATGGGACTTACTGGAACAAGACGATTTCACGGATTTACTATTCCACGTAAATGGGCACGGGAGCTTATTGAGACAGATGAAACCTTCTTCTATAGAAGAATTGGCAATGTGTCTCGCTTTAATCCGCCCTGCAAAGAAACACCTAATTGGGAAGACTTGGACGGAGATTGGTACGGAGATTTGGACGAAGCCGGAGAACGGTGATTACTACTTTAAGAAAGCACACGCCATTGCATATGCTCATGTAGTTGTTGTGCAGATGAATTTAATCTGCGAAAAGATAAGTTACGGTTACAGTTAACGAGTTCTTCTAACTAGTTGAACACTTTTACGTTTTACTCTTTTAAGAGTTAAGTTCATTAGGTTAACCACGGGCCCTAATATAACTCTAACATCTTTACTGTTAAAAGTTTTAATCGCATACGCGAACGGGTGAATTTGCTCTTTACAGAAAATACTGATTGGAAATTGTCTATTGCTTTCCCACCACCAAGTTTCGCCTACTTCTAAAAATGCTTGTTTTTCCTCTGGGGTTTTGATAGCATTTAGATCATAGAAGCTAGTAACAAATTGATCTTGGTTAATGATAATTCCTATGTACTCTTCTCCGCCGTAGTTAATGACCGAAATAAACGGTAAATTTTGTTCTATATCTTCTCTTAATTTTGCCATAAATACTATATTATAGGTTTGCCAGAATGCAAAAAATCTCAACATATTTATATCCAAATAGGATTCAGTTATTAGCTGATTTGGCGGGCTTCAATGTGGAGTTTACAAACGTGTATCAAAGAACAGTTAAAATTTATAAGGGTGTAGATAATGTCCTTGAGTTTGACATAAAAAACGCAGACGAGAAACGTTTGGAATTAGTGTCAACACCTGAGATAACAAACATGCAATTAAACGTAATGGACGCAAGTGGGTATGCCCTTCCTAACAGTCCTTACACAGTTACTCCTAGTGCAACAATTAAGGGTATAGCAACTGCAACCATTCCTAGCGCAGACCTTGACGGTTTAGATCATCAATTTTTATCATATAGTGTAACCGCTACTAAAGGAACAAACACAATTCCTCTTTACGGTGATACAAGATTTGGCCTAGCAGGAACAATTGAATTAATTACTGATGCCATGCCAGTTATAAGAGCTCCTAAAGTTTACAAAGACTTTACAGCAGAAATTGATCTCAATGGTAATCCAATATATCACAGCAGTGCAATCCCTGTTAAGTTTTACGAAGCAATTAAAACTACATCAGTTGACCTAGCAATTGACGTTATTGGGTTTAAAGGAACTATTTGGATCGAAGCAGCGACATCGGATACTATCAGTGTTGAGTCATGGCGCAGTGCCGGCAAACCATTTGGATCTTGGATATGGGATACTGATTTGTTTACAGGTACTATTCCATTTGGTTCAGCTTTGCCAATTGGAGATTACACACATTTCAGAGTATCATATCAGACACCGACATTAAATGGAAGAAGTGCTATATTTAGAGTAACAAAAGAAAATAGTGTGTACAACGTTACTTTAGAAAAAGGCGGCACCGGTTACGGTGTTGGTGCTGTACTTAGAGTTCCTGGTAGTTTACTAGGCGGCGTTGATGTAACAAACGACTTATACATCACAGTTACTTCTCTAGAAGGCGGCATTTCTAGTTATGCAGTTAGTTCAATTACGTCATTTACATGGACTGGCACTGCATCAGACGGTGCTGGAACTTACTCAGTTTCTGGCATTAATTATGCCGGAGTTGTTGACAAAATAACACTAAGTTAATTACAATAGGGCAATGAGCCTTATCATCGATACAATTAAAGCATACTTGCCGGGTAAAAAGAAAGTAACCCTTAGTGGTTGGACATCTTTTAATGCCCCTTGCTGCGGAGATAAAAAACAACGCGGCGGCATTATCTTTAATACAGATGATACAGTAAGCTATCATTGTTTTAATTGCGGCTTTAAAGCAAGTTGGAAACCCGGTTGGACTATTAACAACAAGATGCAAAAGTTTTTGTCATTGTTGTCAGTACCCAATGATGTCATTAACCAACTTAGACTTGATGCGCTACGACAGCAAGAAAGCGATGTTTCATTTGTAAGAAACATTATTCCAACATTTAATGAAGTAGCGTTACCAGAAGGTGCTAAGAGTTTAGAAGAGTGGTCCACTTGGATTGAAATGCAAGGTTGGGAAAATACAGACCAAGATCTCATAAATGTATTTTGTTACTTGCGAAACAACAGAGGGTTAGACCCATACGGTTACAAATATTACTGGACAAGCAAACTCGGATTTAAGAACAGAGTTATTATTCCGTTTTATAAAGATAGGGTATGTGTAGGTTATACAGCACGAGCTATTAATGATGCTAAACCTAAATACCTTAGTGATCAGCAACCGGGATATGTGTTTAATTTAGATAGACAAACATACGAACGAGATTTCGTAATTGTGTCTGAAGGTCCATTTGATGCGCTAAGTATTGATGGATGTGCTTTACTTGGTGCAGAAATTAAAGACAGTCAAAATTGGTTGTTAAAACAACTAGGAAAAGAAATCATTCTAGTTCCAGATAATGATCACGAAGGTCCACGCACAGTGGAACAAGCAATAGAATACGGGTGGTCAGTTAGTATGCCCGAATGGCCTAGTGGTGTAAAAGATATCAACGATGCTGTTGTTAAGTTAGGCAAACTTGCAACACTATGGCTAATTATACAAGCAAAAGAATCTAGTAGCCTTAAGATTCAACTGCGTGCAAAAAAATGGTTTAAGGACAAACATGAAAAGAATAATTGATTTTATTTTAAAACCTTGGCGAATGTGGGCAGACCACAGGGCTTACAAAAAGCGTATTGCTGAACTACGTAAACGTGATCCATTTATTTACAAATGATATACTGGGGCATAAACGCATTAAATCACGGATCTAGTCTTGCTGTATTTTCTAATGGGGATTTGAAATATTGGCAAGCTAGTTCGTCCGATGAGCTACTACAAGAGCATATTAGACAAGGTTTACATTGGGATTCTCCTGACAGATTATTTTGGTACGAAAAGCCTTGGCTTAAAAAAGCTAGGCAAGTGTATGCTGGACAATATAAAACGGCGTTAAATATGAGTGTGTTGCCAAGTAGGTATTTAAAACAAGCACGCCTAAATTATGCACCTGTTACCTATACTCCTCATCACGGTAGTCACGCCGCTGCTGGTTACTTTACTAGTCCATTTAACCATTGTGCTGTGGTAGTACTTGACGCTATTGGCGAATTTGAATGTGTTAGTATATGGGAAGGTAAACACGGAACATTAACTAAAGTTTGGAGTAAAAGTTATCCACATAGCTTAGGTTTGTTCTATAGTGCATTTACAAAACTCTGCGGACTAGAGCCGATCAAACAAGAACACTTGTTGCAACAAATGGCGGAGAATGGTAATCCAGAACGTTACTATCACGATGTGAAAGAATACATGGGCACTTTAGTACATGCTCATAAAAATATGCATCGTGGTATAAATGATTGGCCTCATGAGATAGTTAGTTTGCAAGATCAGTGTGACATAGCCGCAGCAGTTCAAGAAGTATTTACTGAGCAAGTGTATGGTGTTATGTTACTTGCAAAAGAACTAGTAAAAACTGATAGCCTTGTGTACATGGGCGGATGTGCAATGAATAGTGCAGCAAACAAGATAGCTGTAGAGCCAAAGTTTAAGTACATTTGGAGTTTACCAAACCCAGGTGATCCTAGCAGTTCTATTGGGTCAGTATTATATCATACACAATGGCGAGTTAATTGGTTATACGGTGAAGCCAAACACATCGCAATTAACGTATAAAGAGCATAAAATTATAAGATGAAACAGAACACAGATTACGGTTACGAAATACAAAAAGTCTATTTAGAAATGATGTTAAGTGATGCAGCAACATTTAGTCGTTGCCAAAGCATCTTTGACCATTCTTTATTTGACAAGAAACTTCAGTTGGCAGCAGAGTTTATTAACGAATATGTTAAAGAACATAGTCTCATGCCAACTCAAGAAATTGTAAATGCAGCGACTAACAGTAGTTTTAAGGTTCCTGATAATCTTCGCGAAGAGCATTATGACTGGTTAATGAATGACTTCGAAACCTTTACAAGACACAAAGGTCTAGAAAGAGCTATTCTTGAATCTGCTGACATGTTAGAAAACGGTGAGTATGGTCCAGTAGAAGAAAAAATTAAAGCGGCTGTTCAGATTGGTCTTAACAGAGACATGGGTACAAACTACTTTGAAGATCCAAGAGCTCGATTAATGAAAATTAAAGACAAGAACGGACAAGTAAGCACAGGCTGGAAGAGTTTAGATAACAAGTTGTTTGGCGGAATGAACCGCGGCGAGCTAAACATTTTTGCAGCAGCATCGGGCGGCGGTAAATCTTTGTTCTTAGCAAACTTAGGTGTAAACTGGGCATTGCAAGGTCTTAATGTCTTATACTTAACATTCGAACTTAGTGAAGAACTTGTATCAATGCGTGTTGATAGTATGATGACAGGAATCCCAAGTCGTGAGATTTTTAAAAGTATCGACGATGTTGAAATGAAGGTTAAGATTCTTGGCAAGAAGTCAGGCAAGTTCCAAGTTAAGTATATGCCTAGCGGTAAAACATGTAACGACATTCGTTCGTATTTGAAAGAATATGAAATCAAAATGGGGCATAAAATCGATGTATTGCTAGTTGACTACTTAGACTTGCTTATGCCTATTAGCCGCAAAATTAGTGCAGAAAACTTGTTCATTAAAGACAAATACGTATCAGAAGAACTGCGTAACTTAGCTATGGAAAAGAATTGTATCTTTGTTACAGCTAGTCAGTTAAACCGTAGTGCTGTTGAAGAAGTAGAATTTGACCACAGTCATATTTCGGGCGGTTTGTCAAAGATTCAAACTGCTGACAACGTTATCGGTATTTTTACAAGTCGTGCAATGCGTGAACGTGGCCGTTATCAAATTCAGTTAATGAAGACTCGTAGTTCAAGCGGTGTAGGTATGAAACTTGATTTAGAGTTTAACCTTGATACTCTACGTATTAACGACCTTGAGGAAGAAGAAACATACGGAAACAGTGCGTCAACTAGTGCAGGCAGTTCATTGCTAGCAAGCATTAAAAATCGACAAACTGTTGAAGTTGATCCTACTACTGGTGAAGTGAATCCAAATAGCTCGGCTCCTGTACCTAAGGTAAAAGCTACAGTAGAAAGTACTAAACTTAGACAATTAATCAATAACTTACCTCAAGACGAGCTGTAATACTATTGCAATCTAGTTTTTCAGGTATTATAATAAATACGCATATAATACCTGGGGAGCTATCATGGAACTACATCACATTAAAGACATTAATGATCCGTTAACAAGCGTGATCAAAGATGATCCTGTCCGTCCGCATATTCCTCTAGAACAGCGTGTTAACAACTTTGCCGAAATTTTATTATTGAAAGCAGGGGAGGAGGTATTAGCAGCTACTTGTATGCAATGGCTAACAGATGTGCCCGAAGACGAAGCAGATCTTGTAAAACTAGCAGAAAATAAAGATGTTGCTGTATTTTACACCATTTGGAGCTATAAGCCCGGCGCCGGACAACAACTAATCAAAGCGGCAGCAGATTGGTTATTGGGCGAATACAAAGATATAAAGGCTATTGTAACATTAAGCCCGCAAACGGAAATGGCAAAACGTTTCCATTTGAAAAACGGAGCAAGTATCCGTAGGGAAAATGAAACAAGCGTAAACTATCAGTATTACTGTAAAGAATAAAAAAGCACTCTTCGGAGTGCTTTTTTTAACCTGGTAATCTTCCCTTTTGAGGAGTTGCAGCCGGTTGTTCTGCAGGAGCCTCGCCTTCTGGTGGTGCTTCTGGGCGTTTTTCGTTAGTCCAGTATTGTGACAAATTAACTCTGAGCTTCTGTAGTTCCTTCTGTGGATCATACTGTAGCTTTTGAATTCCTTCTTCTTCAGTTGGCTCACCAATTTCTTTAGCATTGGCATTCCATCCTTTAGATAAGTCATCCCACAAGTAAGGGAAACGCTCTCTAATAACTTTAGGATCAACCATTTGGTCTAGGTTATCACGGAAGTTAGCACTGCGCGGATCATTACTTGCATCGAACTGATACTTTTCTTGATAAGTTCTTCCGCCCAATCGACCAGTAGTATCTTGCTTTGCTTCTGATTTTGGTAACAGACCTAGTAACGGAGCTCTAGAGCTGTATGATTTAAAGTTGAGATCGCTATTACTATTAGCAGTACAGAAAGTAGCACCTTTACCATATGCAATTGCAGCTGGACGGTTTTGCAAGTAATAAATCTTATACTCGGGTGTATCGGCAAGTAATACACTTCTTGCACTCTTTAACATAGCAGCCATTGCAGCAGTTTGACGCACATCTTGTAGTGCTTGATTGTAATGCTGTACCATGTAACGGTGTAGGGCTTTAACACCTTTGTATCTACCAATTTCAGCATGGCGTGGATCGAGCATGTTACGATTCTTTAGAATAGTAAAGTCACGCAATGCAGGGCCCATTTCACCTTCGATATCTTCCCAAATGTCAGCACCAGTGGCATAGTTCTGTGCAATCCACATATGGTATTGGCCATTACGGCCATACACAATGCCTTCGTACCCTTGGCGTTCGATGCGGTCTAATTGTTCAACAAACCACTTAGCAACTTCTTCGTCAGGTAACCTGTTGAACTTGCTTTGCAATGCATAATTCATTGTAGGGCTTGGATCAGTACGCAAGCCGTTAGCAATACCGGCTACTAAGTTCTTGTTTGCAAGTACATTAGCGCCGCCTTTACTAACAGCATTTTCGACGAGCCTAGTTGACTCAAATAGTTCTCTTAAAAACATATTACTCCGAGATGCTAAACAATCTTGCTCTTACAAAGTTTAATAACTCGCCTAATTCTTTTGCTTGGCCGTTTACAATGTTAATCATAAACTGATTTCTTCCGTCTTCGTCCATGCCTTGTGTAATTTCACGAACACCGCTTTGTACTAACGATGAGTATGAAGATAATGGGCTATTCCATCCTGTCCACTGTGGGTTATCAGAATCTAAAGCAGTAGCCATAGCTTGGATTTTCTTACCAGCACGAGTTAGTTTTTCAACTGCATCGTAGTTACCTGCTTGTGCTAGACGTTGAATACGTGGGCCTAATTGACCAACTGTTTGTTGTAGTAACTTAGCTAAAACTGGCTTTAGTTTGTCGGCCACTTGCTCCATTGATGGAACAGCAGATTGCTTTAGCTTTTCGCGACCTGACATCTTAGTACGTTCAACAGCACCTGTAGCACGATAAGCACGGACTACAGGTCCAATACGATCACGTAATACTTGGAACAAGTTAGGAGCACCACCTTCCATAGCACTTGAGCCACCGGTAGCATCCATACGTCCCATGCGGTACTTAGCAATTTCGCTTTCTGCACCTTCGCCTGTTGACCAAACAACTACATAAGGCAATGTTGTATCACGTTCTTTACTACGGCTTTGATCCCAACGCTTTTCTTCAGGTTTAACACCTGCTACACCCTTTGTACCAACAATGATACAGAAGTTGTCTTTATTGCTCTTAATAGTAACAGCAATGTTTTTTGTGTCTGGAGGAATCTCTTCGTAGTTAGGGTCAATGTTTGCAGAACCGGGACGATTCTTTAGACCGCCGCTAGCTAATTTGTGTCTGCTGTGTAATGCTCTTACAAGCTGACCAGCGCCAGGAGTTGTACCTAGCAACTTAGCTAGTGTACTTTCGTCGAGGATAGCTTCAGCTAGTTGGGATTTAAAAATATCGTCAACTAATGCTGTTTCTTCCAAGTTATCTAGTTTGTTAGTTAGATAGCGAATCTGTTCGCTAATGCTGCTAAATTTCATTTGAGTATCCTCTTTTAATCTCTTTGGAATAAGTGCGCCGAATTCATCGCGTTCTGGCTCGTCGCTGCCGCTATCATCACCATCATGACCTAGGCGTGATTGACTTGTATGCTCTACTGCTGTTTGCTCTGGGTAAGCATAGATATACCAACCCTCAGGATCTTGAACAACATGGAAGCGTGTGTTTTCTGTGCGGAATTCACGGACTTTTGGACGATAGTCGCCCATGTTGTAACCTGAATAGTCAATGTCTACTTCAGGTAGCGATTCTGCATTTTTTTGCAACCATGCTAACACTGCTTTAACTTCACGTTCACTGTTAGCTCTTGTGCTAATAGTAAGAATGTTGTGATGTTCAGTTGTAGTAAACATAGAGAACAAGTCTTGACCCATTCCACGAATCTTACGATTTTGAAAACCTGGTAAGTTGCTGATACTGTGCCACTTTGGATGTACTGTACCGGCTGCTGCAATTTCGTTGCTAATTCGTGCAACTTCCCGGCCTGTAAGAGCAGGTAAGTTTTCGGGATTAACGGGACGAGGCTCACCTTGATCATTGTCTAATCCGGCTAGCCTGCGTGCTTCTTCGTCGCTGATATCGCCGGGTTGATCTAGACGATCTAAGCGATTAAGCATGTCGCGCATTTGTGGATTGAAATCTCCACCACGGAATGAGCGACGAGTTTCGTCACCAGTAGCACGATTTAAATCTGGAGCACGAGTTGGCTCGTTAGCATCTCTACGAGGCTGTCTTGGCTGATCGTTAGGACCGGCTGGTAAGTTAGCATCGTTAGGAAACTGAGGATTAAACCTTGGTGCGTTAGGACGATCCTGGGTAGGACGGCTCGGCTGGTTATCACCTTCCGGTCTGCGTCTACGTTGCGGCTCATTGTCGTCAATAGGCATGCATATTCCTTAATATTAGTTATTTAGCAGTTTTAACGCTGGCTGGTTCATTAACTAGAACATGTTTTAGGCCCATGTACTTGATTTTTCTATCTTCTAGACCCTTTAGACCTTTGTTAATAGGCTTAGTAGTAGCAGCTACGTCATCATAGTTAGCTACATGAGGCTCTACACGGTTTTGCCAATACCACACGCTAGCACGAGCAGCAATATGTGGTTTTTCTAATAGTTCAGGGTGTTTAGTTAATGGCAAGTTAAGTGCTTGTTCTAACTGTGCATAGTTCCAACGTCCGGTAATTTGTATAAACCCACGGCCTGCATATCTAGCACCATCGCCTACTTGTTTGTTGCCCAATTCCCGAGCTTTTTGGGGATTGAATTTTGGATCATATTTGCGATAATCCAGTTTACCGCCAAACTCTTTTAGTCTAGTAAAGTTTTGACTTTCATGAGCACACTGCGCTAGAAACGCTGCTAGTGCTTGCCCTTGTATGCCGCTTTTAACAGCAATATTTTTAAGCATTTGCCCATTAGGTGTTGCCAACAAGTTATTAGCATGATCAACAATCTTTTGTGGCACTTGGGCTACTGCTGCGGGCTGTGTAACTGCTTGTGTAGCACCTGGCTGTAGCAATTTATCTAAATGATATCCGCCAGCACCTAGGCCAATGCCTGTGGCAATACCTGCGGCAACACTGCGCCAGCCTTCTTCTAATTCTTGTTCAGTTTTCATCTAATATTTATGAGCAAATTAGTTTGGATAATGATTCGAATCGGTCGTATTTAAACAGATGAATTTAATAAAATACAAAAACTGCATATCGCAGTAATAAAATAATTTATAATAAAGGAACTATAGGCATATGTTTGTTAGCACAAAACCAGGCACTCGAGAAGATAGCAAAGCAAAATATAAAAATCTAAATTTACCATTTCTACAAGAAATCTATCACGGAGACCCAGCAACTCCGCTAAGTTGTTTGATAAGCCAACAACCAGCATTTATGCTGTGGGATTGTTTGATCACAGGTAATCAAAAAAATAGATTTACTACAGATTTTAATCATATTAGACAACGTGCAACTCCAAATAAATCATCAGGTATAAGTGTTGACAAAGGCCGGTACGGTCCTAGCGAAATTTTTAGGCAAACTAGCATTAAAGATTCGATGTATGATTTAATCGAGTTTTTAACTATTATGCCAACCAACTCCCTAATACATAGTTTTATCAGTCAAGATAGTCAAATTGGCAACATCACATTACAAAGTTACAATCAAAAATATTGGCCATGGCATTTACAAAGCCAAACTAACTGGGATAAACTAGCTAAAAAATATAAATTTGACTTTATTCAGTATTCTGACTTTATCGACCATTTAAGTAATATCGATTATCCAAATGTAAGAGATCGAATTATGGTAGAAGAAACTGGCTCTTTTACTCTTGATTACTATTGGCAATAAGCCTCAACAGCGCGAAGCGTCAGCGAAAATTTCCAACCCGCGAAGCGGCTAGCGGTAAAACGCGAACTAGCGTTATCGCGTACAGCGCCGCTTGCACTATAAATACTGAATGCGCTACAAAGAATTCACCACAGAACTAATACAGCCTGAAATAAAGCAGCAAAAGGGCTTTACAAAAACCCACACTGACGAACTGGGTTTGATTTGGACTGCACACAGCCGTGGTGAATTTGATTTAACTGTAGACGTTCAAAGCCCACACATGGGCCAAATCGCTTATATCACACTAGAAGTAAATCCCGACGAAGACTCTATGAGCTCAATTGACACATGGGTACATCAAAAGTTTCGTCGCATGGGTATAGCTACAAAGATGTATAATTGGGCAGAAAAACTGGGTAACACTGTAGTAGCAAGCTCAACTCTTAGCCGCATGGGCAAGAAGTTTTGGAAGCAGCGTACTAGTAAAGATTAACTTACTTTATTGTGCCATCACTGTGTGAAACTAGCGTATATGGCAAGTTTGGGTGATGTTGAAAAAAGTGGTTAATTACTGTGGTATTGAATAGAGTCAACACACCAGTGCTAGCATCAAACACATAGTCTTTAGGACCATAGTTTTTAACATAAAACCAACCTGAGTACTGTGTCCACGAGTCAGGGTTTAATTGGATTTGAGTAATGTGTCGCATACTAGTATTTATAGTATAAATAATCAATCACAGGATTATAATATGTCAGCAGAATTTATGCGTAAGCTACTAAACGAAAGTTTTTGGACTGGTAACACTAAGAGTACTAATACGTTTGATCAAGTACGTCAAGCACTAAGCGATCAATTGGATAAAGAAGTTAGATTTACTATTGATGTACCTAATCATCGTAGCAACAACAATGCACGCAGAGTAGCTGCTGACTTGCTAGAGTACAATCCAGAAAACGACACTGTTACACTACAAGTAGGACGTGAAGATCAAAAGAAATGGAAGTTCATTTACTTGCTAACATACAAGCTAGAAGACGCACATGTATTTGGCAGTGATCGTTATCTATCAGTAGTATACAGCATGGATGACAGTAAGCCAGTGTTCTACAAAAAGACTGAAAATCCTAACGTGAAAATCAACAATCCAATGGGTCGTAAGCCAGAGCAGCCAAGACCCGATCCTTACGCTAGTGAATAATCCTTTATAGTATCTATACACTGAAATGGGTCTTAGGGCCCATTTTTTACCAGCGCAAAAAAAATTAGCGAAGTACTTAGGCAATTGACGGGGTTAGTTTTTACTAGTATAATAAGGGCTATGACTAAAACGCTTGACATGACCCAACACACTCAACTAGTAGCACGTTACGAACATGTGAGTATGCTAGTAAGAGAGTTTAAGGGAAAAATGGCTATTAAGCGTGATTTGACTAAGATGCTGAAAACTGTAACCCTACAGTACGTAAAGGTAGATCAAATTCTAGTGGACTGTAGGCGGATCAAATATTTTAGCAGTTTGTATCAAATACAAGCGGCCGAGTTAGAGGCTTTGATCGACAACTTAGAAAAGCGTATTACATGGGCGTCGTTACTATAGACAATTATAGACTATTATAGAGAACTATAGAGAGGGGGGCAGGTTTGCCCAGAATGGGTCCTTGGGTCCTGTATTTTTGCGCTACGAAAAAAATAAAAGAAGTACTTACAGATTCATGGTGGTGATTTTGCACCTATATGGGGTGTTTTTTTGCTTGCCAAAAAATTAATGCTTTAGTATTAATTTTTTTATATGCCGGCCGTGGGGCTAAATGCCCCGGTCTGAACCTCATCGGTGGCATGGGGCTATCAACCCCACCACCTAATGTGCTAATTAAAAACGTTGCTTCCGGGGCTAGCAAAAAATAAAAACAATTGCACACACAAGTTGCCTCGTGTGTGCGTGCTCAGCTGCTATTAGTGTAGCATGGCTTTAGCAATAGCTTGCTGTGCTGCTGTTATTGTGTCCTCGCTTGCGCTGCTTGCTGCTTGTTTAAGCTGCTGCATGGGCAAGTGCTGTTGCAAGTGTTGCACTAGCGTGTCCTCGCACTGCTGCAACTGTACATGCGCTGCTAGTGCTTGGCGCATAGCTTGCTGCACATTAGCTGTAAACTCGTGTGCGTAATCGTTTACTACTAACTGCATAGTTGCTGTGTCCCCGTGTGCGTGCGCTGCTGCAAAAATTAGCACTACAAGGTTAATGTTTTGCTGTGCTGCTGCTTTTAACATAGCTTGTTGCAACTGTTCCATTTTTTTGCTCCTAGTTTGCGTAGCACTATTGCTACAACGCAAGTATAACACAACTCTGTTGCTGCGCTAGTCTTTTTTAATTTATTTTTTGTAGCCTTACTGCACTACACAAGTTAGTTAGTTGGGGCTAGTGCTGCGCCCCAAGGTTGGTAACTTTTGCTGCAAAATCACTTGCGGGGCGTTGCAGTTATTGTGTTAAGCCCCATGCTGCTGCTAAAGCGACGCTTAGGTTTTCTTTTAGTTATGTGGGGCTGTGCTAAACTTGCGTTAGCCCCAGGGCGATTCTTTTGATCTTTTCACAAGTTTGCGGGGCTAGTGTTTTTGTGGGCTATATAAATCAATGACTTACGCAGCCGCCTTAGCTTGCATTCAGAAGATCAATTCATATCGTTGTGGGGTTTTGTACTAGATGAAATTAAAGACAAATTTTAAAAAGAGTTTTTTATTTTTTGAAATTAAGAAATGCCAACTGCCCCGGGCTGCTGCGTTTAGGTTTTAATACCAACCTTGGGGCTTTGTGTTAAAAAAAATAAACCCCAAGGTTGCTGCAGGATTAGCTAGGTGAGGCGCTTAGTGCGTTATAGCCCCGGAGGCTCTGATGGTAACCTATCGCTGTGCTTGTACGGCTTGCCTCGTTTATGCTGCGGTACGTACCAAGAATTAATGCATGGCTGCAGACTACAACTGCCGGAGCTGTAGCCTGCACTGCTGCTGTTATTTGTTGCGGCTGCGACGCAATGCACGACGTGCTGCTGCTTGTGTTTTTGTTTTTGCGCGATATCCCATAGCTTGCTCCTAGGTAGTTCAGGTTGTTAACGTGTGGCATGCTTACAGCTTGCACGCTGCTGCGTGTAATCATGTACAAGAAG